GAAAACGAAAAACACACTGTAAAAAATAGTAACGAACAATTAATAACAAGACCTTAATGACTAAAAAAGAAATAGATCAACTTGCTGAAGCTATAGTAAATCTTTTACTAGAAAAACAAAAAGTTATAGACGACGCATTTAAAAAAGACGTAGAAAATATGTTAGATGGCCAGGAAGATGTATCTTTCGGCGTCATTACAAAAGATGATGTACTAAAAGATCAGCTAGAAAAACTAGAACATAGGCTTGAAGTAGCTTTAGCACAGGAAGATTTTAAAGAATGTGCTAAACTTAAGCAAAAAATTGAAGAATTTAAAAACAAATATGATATGTAATGATAATAAAACTAAAAAAACAAAGAAGAAAGCTGCAACACATAGCTTTGTTGAAAGCGAGAATAGCTGAATTGCATAATAATATTTTTCAGAGAGCATTAAGCGGTAAAAAACCAGAAAAAATTGAAGCAATGCTTCTTTTGAAATATAACAGAAGATTAAAATTAATTTTATATTAGTAGTGCGACACTAGCTAGTATTATATAATAGTAAGAGGCTAATGTCACAGTTTGAACGAAGAATGGAATATCTACATAAGCATCGAGTAACATATAAAAGAGATCCTATCTCTGATAAACCTACACAGGTTTTTGATTGGGGTTCTTTCTATGAGAATGGTACGCATGAATGCTATACACTCTTTAATTCTAAAGCTAAAATAACAACGTATAAGAGCCTTAAATGGCATTTATATGTGTTATGGTACTTAAATCCTAAAATGGATCAGGATTCTTTTAAAAATATTGCCCAACATATATGTGAAAATAGAAACGGATTTGTTACATTTACAGTATCGGACAATTTACTTGAAAGCATGGTATACGATGTATCCCTTATGGATTTAGATAAACCACCACCTAATAAGCTTCGTAAAATAATATTTAAAGACTTCACAGGTCTTGATATGAGAGAGAAGCTTTCGATAGTTGGTAAGATGATCGGGAGATCAAAAATATCTGAATCTGAAATATACGACGCAATGATTATAGTAAATAGTAACGGCATAAAAATAACAATATCTAAGTTAGCAAACTATTTAGGGTGTTCAACTAGAACAATTTACAGAAACATGGGGAATGAACTTAAAAAAGAGAAAGAACTATTAAACCAGCAAAATGAAAAAGTATAATATACAAAATTACGTTAGGTATAAAGAAGATTTAAAAATCTCTATGCCTGAAGAAAAAGCTTTTGCAGATTATACTAGAGATGAATTAATTATCTCATTCATGCCGTTAGTAGAGAACTTAGCTAGAAAGTTTTCAACTTCTCAGCAAGCTTCAGGAGTTTTAAGTATAAATGATTTGATACAAGAAGGTAATGCCGGATTAGTTAAAGCGGTAGATAAGCTAGATTGGGAAATGTTAAATGAGTCGGAAGACATGGAAAAAACATTAAAGTCATTTTTTAGTAAAAGAATTAAAGGAGCAATACGTAGAGCTATAGATATAAACAGAGGAGATGTAAAAATCCCTGAGCATAAACTTAATCAAATCCGCAAGAATCCAGATGATAACAAAATGGTGTCATTATTCTTTAATAGTGTGTTTTCTAGCTACGATGAAAATTATAACGATGAAGAAAACCCTATATTGCAAATAGAAGATAACTCAGAACCTTATAATATAGGTTTAATGAATGCTTATCTGTTAGGATTAATGAGAGAGTACTTAACTTTTCAACAATATGAAGTGTTAAGATTGTCATTCGGTTTAGATTGTGACAGAACTTCTGCGAACAACATCGCATCTAAGTTAAGCATCAGTGTTTCAACCGCGAACGTAAGAATATCTCAAATAAAAAAAGAAGCTATTGACAAATTAATAGCAAACACAGATCCTTCACAAGTGATCGATTATTTATAAACCATAAAACCATAATAAATGAAACTAAATGAAAAGCTGGCCACCATCCAGACAAAATTCAAATCTAAAAAAAGTAGATTCAATTCCTTCGGAAAGTATAACTTTCGATCAGCTGAAGATATTTTAGAAGCCACTAAACCTTATTTGCTAGAGTTAGGTGTATCAGTTACTATTAATGAAACATTAATATCCAGTACTGATTTTCCTATACTAGAATCTAAAGCTACTATCACCGATGGAACTGATGCTATACACGCTACGTCTATTGTTGGTGTTGATCTAAATCAAAAAGGTATGCAAATGCCTCAAAAATTTGGTAGTGCCTCTAGTTACGGAAAAAAATATGCCCTGGGTAATCTATTCTTAATAGATGATACAGCAGACAGTGATGCAACAAATGCACATGGTAAATCTAAGCCTAAGCTTGAAGGTGCAGCATTAACAAAAGCAAAAGCTTTCTTAAAAGCAGGAGGAAGTTTAGAAGCCATCAAAGGCAAATATGAAATACCTGCTGAAATACTAAAAACTTTATGACCAGAAAAGAAGAATTAGAAAAGCTAAGAGAAGATGAGCATTACTACGGTAAGTTTGGAAAGCAATTTTTAAGCAACTCAGATATCTCTACGCTATTAACTAATCCTCTTGCACTTAGGGATCCACAAAAACAAATCCCTGCATTCTTAGTTGGTGGTTACTTTCACACTGCAATTTTAGAGCCAGATAAGCTTAAAAAATTCAGAATAGTGGAAGCATCAACTAGGAATACTAAAGCGTACAGAGAGATCTCAGGGGGTGAGATGTGTTTATTGCAATCAGAAGTAGACAAATTAGAGGTAATGATTGACACCATGCTGTCGAACGAAGTATGCCTTGATTTAATACGTGAAGGAGTTGTTGAATACGAAGTCCCTGGAATTGCAGAGATTAATGGAAGATTATGGAAAGGTAAAGCTGATATTATTAATCACAGTCAAAAACTAGTGATTGATCTTAAAACTACCGCTGACATTACAAAATTTCGTTACTCAGCATCGAAGTATAACTATAACAGTCAAGCTTATATATACCGAGAGTTGTTTGGATATGAATTAATTTTTATAGCTATAGACAAGACAACAAATCAAATAGGTATATACGATTGCTCTCCTGAGTTTTATGCAAAAGGTAAAGACAAAGTAGAGAGAGCCTGTGAAGCATACAAACTGTTTTATGAAAATCCAGATTTTAAATCGGAGAATTATTTCATTAATCAGACGTTGTAAAATTTACAAACGTAATACGACAGAGTACAGATAATTTATATAAATAACAATTAAAATTAAAAACAATGGCATCAATTATTAAAGCGAGTATCAATTTAAATGAAATCCCTAAAGACAAAATCTATGTGGGTAAGAAAGGTAAGTATTTACCGATTACAATTACTATTAATGATGAAGTAGATCAATTTGGTAATCAAGGACCAGTAGTAGTAGAACAATCTAAAGAAGAACGTGAAGCTAAAGTAGCTAAAGTTTATTTAGGAAATGTTAAAGTTGTATGGACTAATGGAGACAATGTTGCAGCAGCACCTAGAGATGGACAACAAGCACCAGCTCAATCATTAACGCCTCAGGCAGATGATTTACCTTTTTAATGTATAGGAATAATGGAGAGCTAGCATGTCAAATGTGTCATGCTGGCATGTCTCAAGAAGAGATAGATTTTTGTGACATATGTCCCGACTGTAGAGATGGAGAATAATTAAATTAAATTAAATTAAATATCGCAATTAAATGCAGACAACAGAGATCAATGGATTTTTGATTGATGAATTCAATCAACATAAGCTTGAAGAAGGAAAGAAACAGGGTATATGCCCTAATTGTTCTCCTGATAGAAAACCCAAGAATCAAAAGGCAAAATGCGCGTCTTATGATTGGGAACGTGGTCTTGGTACTTGTCATAATTGTAATACATCATTTCAACTACATACGTATCAACGTAAAGGAGCTAGTGAAAAGGTATATGTAAGACCTACTGAGGTTAAGCATAATCCTCCAGCTAGCAAGGTGGTTGAATGGTTTAATACAAGAGGTATTTCTCAAGAGACCTTAACTGATCTAAGGATTAGTGAAGGTCCTGAGTATATGCCACAGACCGGTAAAACCGAGAATGTTATAAAGTTTAACTACTTCATGGGCGATCAGCTTATAAACGTTAAGTATCGTGATGGTAGAAAAAACTTTAAATTATATAAAGGTGCTGAAAAAGTATTCTATAATATAAATAGTATAATAGGATATGAGTATTGTGTTATTGTTGAAGGTGAAATGGACGTGCTTGCACTACATGAAGCTGGAATACCAAATGCAATATCAGTTCCTAATGGAGCTACGCTTAACACAAATAACCTTGAATACTTAGATGCTTGTATAGATTACTTTGAAGACAAAGAAAAAATTATATTAGCAGTAGACAATGATGAAGCAGGACAAGCATTACAATCAGAACTTATACGTAGATTAGGTTCAGAAGTTTGTTATTTAGTTTCATTTGATGATTGCAAGGACGCAAACGAATATTTACAAAAACATGGAAAAGAAGAACTATCAAAGCGTATTACAGGAGCAAGACCAGTACCGCTTGAAAATGTTACTACTTTCAGAGATGTCGAAGACGAGGTTACAGACTTTGTTCGTAATGGCTTTAAGCCAGGGTTTCAAATCGGTTTACAGAACTTTGACGATATATTTTCAACTTATACCGGTCAATTTATTACTGTCACTGGTATACCTAGTTCCGGTAAAAGTGATTTTGTCGATCAAATGGTTATCGGCTACAATGCGAACTATGGTTGGAAAACAGCTTTCGCTTCGCCAGAGAATGTACCAACATATCTTCACGCACATAAGTTGATGCGTAAGACTTGGCAAGGTATGCCAACAAGAGAAGATATTGGAGGGGAACGCTGGAATCAGATAGCAGATCATTGTAATACTAATTACTTTCACATTGACATGGAACGTTACACTCTAGAATCAGTACTTAAGAAAGGTGCTGAGCTAGTTAAACGTAAAGGTATTAAATGTTTAGTTATAGATCCATTTAATAAAGTAAGAGATGTAGATTGTAAGACGGAAGATGTCAATAGATATACTATGGAATACTTAAGCAAGATAGAGATGTTTGCTAAGAAGTATGACGTATTAGTGTTTATCGTTGCTCACCCAACTAAAATGTATAAGAATCAAAATGGACAGATTGAAGAGCCTACAATGTATTCTATTAAAGGGGGTGGTGAATGGTATGATGCATCTTATCATGGTATATTAGTACACAGAAACTACGCAGACAATACTGTTAAAGCTAAGGTATTAAAAGTTAAGTTTCAAAACTTAGGTACTAACCAAGCTGAAGCTCATTTTAAATGGGATCCAAAGTCAGGTTGTTTTATACCGCATGAACAATTAAATTTAGCCGGCGAAAAAATGCCGTGGGAATAAATGGGTAGTGGCTTAGGAAAAAAACGTAAAGGTTCTGTAGACATGGGCGTAACTGGTTATAACAAAAAAGACTGGGAAGCTTATAGATGGTGTGTAAATAATGGCATAGCTATTTCACCAAAAGCAAAGTCAACTACTGAATGGTATGTAACTATAACAAATAAAGGTAAAACTAACGTATCTCCTGAAGCTTACGAAAAAACTATTATATGGCAGAAATGCTTTGAATTTTGTAAATATTATTATGACAAACATAGAAAATGAATACAGAGGATTATTATCACAAATACTCAACACAGGATTACATAAGGAGGACCGAACAGGCACTGGGACGCGATCTATCTTCGGAAGAACTATCCGACACCAGATGGCTGACGGGTTCCCCTTATTAACTGGAAAGAAAATTTCTTTTAATGCAGCAAGAACAGAATTGCTCTGGATATTACAAGGTAGAACTGATCTTAAATACTTAGAAGATAACGGTGTTAAATATTGGAGACCTGATTACGAACGCTCAGGTAGAACAGACGAAACATTAGGTCCGGTATATGGAAAACAGTGGCGTGATTTCGAGGGCGTAGATCAGCTTAAAAATATTGTGTATAGCATTAAGAACAATCCAAGTTCAAGACGCTTAATGGTCAGCGCATGGGCTCCACAAGATATGAAAGATATGGCACTGCCCCCTTGTCATTATGCTTTTCAAGTTTATATCAATAACGGTAAATTAGATCTAATGTGGTTACAAAGATCAGTAGATACTTTTTTAGGATTACCTTATGATATTGCAATGTATGGACTGTTACTGGAGATGTTAGCTAAAGGAGCTAATTTAATACCAGGTGAATTGATTGGTCAACTTGGAGATTGTCATTTATATAACAATCACTTAGATCAAGCTAAATTATATTTGAGTAGGCCTAATAGAGCTTTACCAAAGTTACAATTATCTTCAGGATTAGATATTTCAATGAATATCCCGGAAGCTAATGAAATTAAATTAATTAACTACAATCCTTACGCTGCAATAAAAGCAAAGTTAAGTGTTGGCAAATAACTAAAAATATGTATTATATTTATCACATTCCAGGTAAAAAAATAGGAGTTACACGTAATCTTAATAATAGAGTTACGGAGCAGCAAGGCTATGCTTCAGACGAATACGAAGTTCTACTTACTAGCGATGACATTGATTATGTGTCATATAAGGAAATAGAGCTTCAAAAGTCTTATGGCTATAAGATTGATAGACAGTCTTATAAGAATTTAATCAAATCAAATAAAATGAAAATTAACGCTACAGAGCAGACAAGTACATTCCCCTTCCCATTAAACAAGTTAAAAGGTAATTTAATGGATAACGTTGGGGTTAAATGGTCTACAGACCACGGTGACTTTGAATTAACGCTTGAAACAATTACATGGATTATGGCTAACGCAAAAAGATCAATGTTTAATGATCATAGATCTTATATATATAATAAAGCATTTGCTGCTGCATTTAGTCAATCATGGAATAAAGAAGATAGATTTGAATTAATAAGACAGTGGGCTCATGCTAAAGGCATATATGATAAAGGAGATAGCAAAACACAGTATGTTAAATTAATGGAAGAAACTGGTGAGTTAGCAAAAGCATTACTTACTAAGGATAAGCCAGAAATTATTGATGCAATAGGGGATATTGTCGTAGTTTTGACTAACTTAGCAGCATTAGAAAATGTAACCATTGAAGATTGTATTGACTCTGCATATACTGTAATAAAAAATCGTGTAGGCAAGATGGAGAATGGAACCTTCGTTAAACAAACACTATAATGAAACAAGAAATAGAATTTAGAGATCCAGTAGTTAAGCGTGTTGTTAATAAATTTGTATCTAGATCAGATGTAGGCTTTAAAAAATACGGCGTAACTCTTGAACAAGATCCTTCAACAATGTTTGAATGGCTTAATCATTTACAAGAAGAATTAATGGATGCTGTATTGTATCTTCAAAAAGCTAAAGAAACATATACAGAAAATCTTCAAGAAGATTTATTATCCGACTTAGACGTTATAGATGAGAAAACAATTTAAAAGAAAAAGCGGAAAGCGTGGACCAGTAAGAGCAAAAAAGGTATCATATGATGGTATTGACTTTGCGTCAGGTCTTGAGAAGCATATGTATGTTGCTTTAAAAAACGCTAAGATTAAAAACAAGTATGAAGGTGAAACCTTTGTATTACTACCAGGTTTTCATTTTGAAAACAAAGTTTATGAAAGACAAGCTAATGGTAAAGGAGATTATAAAAATAGAGGCGAGAAAAGAATCTTACCAATTAAATATACTCCTGATTTTATTGGTGATGATTTTATAATTGAAACTAAAGGTAGAGCTAATGAATCATTTCCAATGCGTTGGAAGTTGTTTAAAAGACTTGTTATGAATCAATTCCCGAATGTAACATTATACAAACCACAAAATCAAAAAGAATGCGAAGAGACAGTAAAGTTAATCCTTTCCAAGCGAAGCGAATAGCTAGGCAGAAATACGCTGAGCGTCAAATTGATAAGTTTGTTAAATGGAGCTGGGAAGTTAAAGGTAAAATTAAATACAAAGATATTGTTGAATTACAAAAAAAATACGGAATAATATGAAAGAAGATGAATCAAAGGCAGCATGGACATTAGAAATAGGATCGTATCCTGGTGTATTGTTTGGCATAAGAACCTATGAAGAGCCTGAGCATACAACTGTTGTGCTATACATACCTTTTATTGATTTAGCTTTAACATTTTATAATTAATAAATAAAAATAATGGGATTATTTGATGAAAGAATTGCATATAAACCTTTTGAGTACCCAGAGTATTATACTGAGGGTTGGTTAAAACAAGCTCAAGCATTTTGGTTACACACTGAAATTTCAATGCAAAGTGATATTAAAGATTGGAAAGAAAAATTAGATGAGAAAGAAAAAAACCTTGTTGGGAACATACTTCTTGGATTCGCGCAAACCGAGTGCGCCGTTTCAGATTACTGGACCCAGAACGTCGTATCGTGGTTTCCTAAACACGAGATACAACAAATGGCGATGATGTTCGGATCACAAGAAACAGTTCACGCTGTTGCTTATAGTTATTTGAACGAAACATTAGGATTAGAAGATTATGAAGCATTTTTACACGAACCTGCTACGGCTAAAAGATTTGAAAATCTCGTTGCGTATAAAGGTAATTCTGAGATTGGCATTGCTAAGTCTCTCGCTGTATTTAGTGCATTTGCTGAAGGGGTTAGCCTTTATTCTGCTTTTGCTGTATTATATAGTTTTCAAATGAGAAACCTTTTAAAAGGTATTGGACAACAAATGAAGTGGTCTGTTAGAGATGAATCATTGCATAGTAAAATGGGCTGCTCATTGTTTCGCCATATGTGCAGTGAAAACAATCAGTTATTAAATTTATGTCGTGAAGACGTGATAAATGCTGCTGAAGCGATGGTTAAATTAGAAACCATTTACATTAATAAAATGTTTGAGATGGGAGATATAGAAGGTATATCTGCTAATGACCTAAAACATTTTATAAAGAAAAGAACAAATGAAAAACTTGTGGAGCTTGGCTATATTGACCTTGGGAATTACTTTGCCTATGACAAGAATGCAGCAGGTAATCTTGATTGGTTTTATCATCTTACCGGGGGCGTTACCCATACTGACTTTTTTGCGATTAGGCCAACTGATTACTCAAAAGCGAACGAGGGTGAGGATTTTGAAGACATGTGGTAACAAATAAATACATATATGAAAGAACAAACTATAATAGAAATGAAAAATAAAATTGAAACGCTTGGTAAAGCCGTTCAGTTTTTAATGCAAGAAGTACCTCAACTAAAAGATCTTGCTGTTGGTACACTAGAAACAATCAAACAAATGCCTGATTATGAAGAAGCAATTGAAGAGCTTAAAAAGAAAATGGTTGAAAGCGCTGGTGAGGCCAAGGAAGCTGACACCGACGGAAAGATTATCGAGTAGAATAGGATATATGGGTAGTGGATTTTTAATTGCTGCCCAGTGGACTATACAACCGGAATTATACATAATAGGTTTTATATTCGTGGTAGTACAAACAGCATCAAGAAAGCAATGGAATTTAGTTGCTTTAAATATTAATGGGCTTATAGCCTGGATAAATCATTTAATATAAATGTGGAACAATGAATGGATCAAAGGAGAAGATTACCCTGCGTGGGGTAATAACGACGTATACAAGAAGACTATATCCGGGGGATATTTATTTGACGGAGAAACACCTAAAGAAGCATACCTTCGCGTCTCTAAAACTGTTGCTCGTAGGCTTTATAAACCGGAACTTGCTGAAACCTTTTTCAATTATATTTGGAATGGTTGGTTATGTTTGGCATCTCCTGTACTTAGCAATACTGGTACTGACCGCGGTCTCCCTATTAGCTGCTTTGGTATTGATGTAGCAGATAGTATACAGGATATAGGAAGTAAAAATTTAGAGATGATGCTACTCGCTAAGCACGGCGGTGGAGTTGGTATCGGCATAAATCAAATTAGACCCGCTGGCGCTAAAATTACAGGTAATGGAACATCAGACGGAGTCGTACCCTTCTGCAAGATATACGATTCAACAATTCTTGCAACAAATCAAGGATCAGTTAGACGGGGCGCTGCAAGCGTCAACATCAACATTGATCATGACGATTTTGAACAGTGGCTTGAAATACGAGAACCTAAAGGAGACGTTAATAGACAATCGCTTAACTTACATCAGTGCGCAGTTGTTGGTGATAAATTTATGCGAAAGCTTGAACAAGGAGATGCAGGAGCAAGATCTAAGTGGAGTAAATTGCTTAGAAAACGAAAAGCAACTGGAGAACCGTATATTATGTTTAAAGGAAACGTTAACAAATCAAATCCTAGAGCATACAAAGAAAACGGCTTAAAAGTACATATGACAAACATATGTTCTGAAATTACATTACACACAGATGAAAACCATAGTTTTGTATGTTGTTTATCATCGTTAAATCTAGCAAAGTATGAAGAATGGAAGGATACTAATCTTATATACGACGCCATATGGTTTCTTGACGGCGTTATGGAGGAATTTATTCAAAGAGCAAAAGGACTTAGAGGTTTTGAAAATGCCGTTCGTAGTGCTCAGAAAGGAAGAGCTCTTGGGTTGGGTGTCCTCGGATGGCATACCTATCTCCAAGACAAAGGTATTCCTTTTGAAGGTTTACTTGCTCAGTTTGAAACTAGGAAAATATTCAGTCAGATTAAAATCGAAAGCGAAAGGGCTTCTATGGATCTTTCTGAAATTTATGGCGAGCCTTTGTGGTGTGCTGGTACTGGCATGCGCAATACTCACTTGCGTGCTGTTGCTCCCACTGTTAGCAATAGTAAACTTAGCGGAAATGTTTCGCCAGGTATAGAGCCGTGGGCTGCTAACGTATTCACAGAACAATCAGCTAAAGGTACTTTTATAAGAAAAAATCCTACCTTAGTTAAATTATTAAGGAAACATAAAATAAATACAAATGAAATTTGGGATAAGATACTCGCTGATGGAGGTTCTGTACAGGATATATCTGAGCTTGATAATATTGTTATGGGGCATGACATACCTGCTAAAGAAGTTTTTAAAACGTTTAAGGAAATTAATCAACTTGAATTAGTTAATCAGGCTGGACTGAGACAGCAATATGTAGATCAGTCGGTAAGTTTAAATTTAGCTTTTCCAAGTGAAGCAACACCTAAATGGCTTAATAAAGTGCACATGGAAGCATGGAAAAATGGTGTTAAAACATTATATTATACGAGAACAGAAAGTGTTCTACGTGGAGATATTGCGGCTACAGCGATGAATGAAGATTGCTTAGCGTGTGATGGATAAAAGTTATAACTATTTAGATAGTATAATAACTTTTGGTTAGTTAGTTAGTTAGTTAGTTAGTTAGAAGAGGGGGTCAGAAATGATCCCTTTTTTTATTTCTTTTCACAACTACCTTTAGCACCTTTTTTAGTACCTGGTACTCGCTTATGTGTCTTCCAGCATTTAGCAGGCGATCCTATATGATATCCATTGTTTCCTTTTACTCCTAGTCCTTGAGGACCTGTTCCTTTTGTTCTCATATGCTATACATGTTTTATATATTACAATATTCATTATAAGCATCAAAGCACGGACAAGATTTATTTGCAAACTCATTATGACCGTGTATTGTTGCGGTTGGGTGCATTTTTTTTAATGTTTTAATAAGTAGTAATAAGCTTTCTTTTTGCTCAGGCGTTCTAGTATCTTTAGCAATCCACTTACCGTTTGAGCCTCTCTCTGACTCTACGCCTCCAATATAACAAATTCCTATAGAATCTTTATTATGGTTTTTAACATGAGCCCCGGGATCGTATATGCTACGACCATACTCTATAGTTCCATCCAGTAGAACAACATAGTGATAGCCTATACCTTTCCAGCCTCTTTTTAAATGCCAGCGATTTATTTCTGCAGCATCTAAGTGTCTACCCTCTTGTGTAGCAGAGCAATGTATTATTATTTTATTGATCGTCCTCATTCACTTTTGACCATTTAGATATTGTATAACCTATAGTTACAACCAGCAATATTATCTTTAGCCAGTCTTCTATAGGCGCTAGAGTGGTTACACCTAATGTACTACCGTTTATAATGTATAATTTCAAATCACTCATTTTTATTTGTTTTTAGATTTCCATTCTTTTTTCCAACTATTATTTTTTTTCCATTTAGATATTTTACCCCAGGCAGACTTTTTCTTGTTAGCGGATGTTTCAACTAACCCTAAATCCCATTGGCTATATCCTAATAGTAATGCTATTGATTGCCATAACTTAGTATCATTATCTACAGCTACTCTGATGTTATCAGCTTTCTTTATAGCTCTATCTAAAGGCACATTAGTTAAAGCAGACACAACTTGACCTCCTGCATAAAAAGCGGGATTATCTAATCCATACCCCGTCATTTTATCTCTAACATTACTATAACTAAAAGCTCTACCTGCACTCATTAATTTTCTAACCTTAGATGATAATGGTGGTGATAAGTCTAATGATCTAATAGCTGCTTGAGTAAAATCAGGTCTACCTTTTTTTGCCTGCTTATCAATTTCTAAAACTATATTTTTACCAGTAGAAGCTATAGCTCCATAAATACCTACACCTCTAAGAATAGAATCAAGCATAGAGTTTGCTACTCTTATTTGTTTGTTATTTATAGCTTCTTCATCATCATCTTCAAACATAGATGCAAATAAAGCAGATTGCAAAGCTGAGAATATAATGTTTTGTACAAAGGTATAATACACTATTCTAGAAATATTAGTTTTAGCATCACCACGCTTATTTACAAGATCTAAAAAGGCTTTCTTAGTTAATCTCATATATTGCATAGGAGTGTTTGCAAAAGCTAATATAATACGCCCTAATGGACTTGCCTGTTGTTGTGATATTCTATCAGGTCTAGACGATTGTTGTGTTTCTTCAGCTACTTCTTGGAAATCTAAGAAAGCTTGCTCTTCAGCAGCTTTAGTATCCATACCTTCTGAAACATATTTATTTATTCTATTCCTAATAAAAGAAGCACCACCCATCGCAATAGCAAAACTATCTGCTATTTGTGTAGGTAAGAACCCTATCTTTAATATAGATGATAACACTGCTTTTGATTTATTAGTAGCAGATTCTGCCGCATTTGCAATATCATCAGCATTAACATCATTCTTTAAACCAGAACGTCTTTGCTTTAAAAAGTTAGAGTTAAAAAGCATTGAAAAATCCGCCCAAAATTGTTTTTGATTTGCAAAAGCCATTGCAGCTTTAGCTGGATTGTTATCCCCCCAATTAATAAAGTTTGCAATAGATAATGTTTGTAGTAAGGCTGATCTAGTATTAAAGAACATGATCGTACCTACAGAATCATTAACCCAGTTCATAAACTTATTCGTAAGCTTGTTAGCCCCTGATGGTCTATTCCTACCGGTTTTCATTCTGTAAAGCATATCTTGCAATGCTTCAACATAGTTATCACCATAAGCAGCTCTAAGTTTATTTATGTTTTCTTTAGAAAATATAATATCTGCTTTTTCTTGCCAAGCTTCTAAAAACTCAGCACGCTTAGTGGTATTAACCATATTTATTATATCCGTAGTAACAGTTCCAGCTAACCAGTCATTGTTAGGTTCTGGATATCCATTAAACGTATCATTTAATTCTTCAGCAAACTTCTTTAAAGCTTTATTCTCGTTTATTATTTTAATTAAGTCTTTCTGATCAGTTTTAGATAAACCAGAAATATCATAACCGTTTTTAGCCCAAAGATAAACTCTTACTGCTGCTTCATTAGTAAATCCTGTTTCATTTACTTTATTTAGCCCGTTAGGTACATTTTTAATACGTTTTTTAAGAGCTTTAACCATATGAGTGGTTTGTTCTTTGTAAGTTTCAAAGTCTCTAATGCCTTTAGCAAACGGATTAAATAAATTCTTTTTAAACCACTCCGCATTTAAGTTACCTTGTTCTCCTTTTCCTAAAAGCCTACCAACTAAACCAGCAAAATCATCTGCAGATGGCGGTATGAAAAATTTAAATTTACCTTTGTTTTGACCTCTAACTTTCCCTTTAGCTTCAGAAAAAACTTTAAAACCTTTTATACCAGTAGCTCCCTCTATAATATTATTAAAATCTTCATTTAATGTTTTAGAAAACTGTATTGAATTGTAAAGTTCAGTTGAACCTTCTTTTGTTTCAAGACTTATATTAGATTTGTCTAATTTACCTTTCATTTTAGGCTCTGATACAATACTTATACTGTTCCTACCATTTTTTGTAGTACCTTTTTTGAATCGCATTGATCCTGTAAAAGCAGTATTAAGTTCAGGTACTCCTGTATTTAATATATCTTTACCCATATAATAAAGACCTTTGCCTCCAATTTGTATATAGTATACTCCTTTGGCATTATAATGAGCGGCAACTCTTTCTTGATTAAGCTCTTCTGTTAAATTAACAAAGTCTTTATAATCTTTAGACTCTGTTACTTTTTTATATGTTTCTTTTGATATAGAAGTACCTAAAGGGAAATTTTTAAAAGACGTATTTTCTTCTTTATTTATTAAAGACAATATATTGTTTAAGAATTCTTTACCATTACCGGCTCTATTAACTAGGTTTAAACCACCTGCTATTGTAGACGGATCAACAGCTTTACCCCCTTTTCTTATTATTATTTCGCCGTTTTCTAAACCTAAAGTTACTTGTCCAAATCGAACATTTCTATTCTTTTTAACTTCAATAAGAACTTTTGACTTATTATTATCTTTTTCAACTTGTAAGGTTATATCAGGGATTTGGCTATTATAACCTGCTCCTCTATTTGAAATAACTTTTAACCCTGGTATTTTTCTTGCGGCAGACTTTATTGTTTTAACTATAAACTCTTCGTATATAAGTCCTCCAAAAGAATTACCAGTAATTACACCTTTATCATGTAAGTAATGTATAAAGTCCCTTATCCTTTTCGGGAACTTAATAAACTCAGCTGAATCTAATTCTGTTTTACTAGCTTCATTTATTTGTTTTAAATCTTTTCTAGTAATAGAAAATTGTATTATGTCAAATCCTTCTTTCTCTCCTTTATATCTATCGATTTTAGACTCTAAATCGTTAAGTTGTGCTTCAATAACTATTTTGTTAGCTACATCAATAGCGTCTTGTGGAGCAAGCTCTTGTATTTCTTCAAGGTTTGATATGTTTTCTTCATTAGCATAGTTAGCTACAATCTCCTTAGTTACAGGTGTTATAATTTCTCTAGCTAATTGTTTTTGCCTTTCTAATATAGTATTTTTCTTACCGTCTAAAAAGTACTGAAGAAATGTTTTTTTCTCTATTGGTGCAATTTTATATATAGGATTGCCTTCAGGTGTTAACTCTCTACCAACCTTTTCTATTTTAAAAAGCTTAGCATAGCTTTTCTTTATAGTTCTTATAGGTAAAGCCTTAGTAACAATATCAAAAGCTTTTTTGCTATTTAAAAAATCTATATAACCAGGAGGTATAACAGTAACACCTTTTGATTCACCAATTGCTCCCCACTTTTTTAATATTTTTTTAAATAATTTTTTATCTACAAAATCTTCTAACCAAGATACAAAATAAGTTTCTCTTCCCTTTTTAACAGAAACCATTTGAGAAAGTGTACCTTTTCTAGCACGCAATTTAAGCTCCTTAGAGAGCTCTAATTCTATTTCAGATATTAACTTATCATCTACAATATCAAGCTCGTCAAACGTCGCCTGACCACGCTCTACAGCTCCGCTACGATCAATTGTTTGTTCGTCTTTCGTATTGGTTATATTTTTAGCAGAATCAACATCGGCTTTTATACCTCCGTCTTCTTGTGATTCAATACCTAATCTTTTAGCTAAGTTGTTTGCTCTTAAATATCCTCTATTTACAATGAATTTCTCTAACTCTTGTGATCCGTTGTATTCATTTAAAGCCATCGTTTCAAGATCAACCTTCATAGAATCTTTAAACTCTTGTCTAGATACATTTCTTTTAGCATCGTCTGCTATAGGATCATATAATGCTTTTGTTCTATTTGTTACTACTTTGTCTACCAATGTTTTAATGCCTGCTAAAACTTTTTGTTCTAACCTAGATTGCTTAGCGCCTTTGATAGGCTCTTTACCAAACTTCTTAGCTATTGCAGCATTCTCTGCAGCTAAACTTTTTATAGTAGATATATCTGCAGCAAACTCCGTGTTTTGTTCAGGTGTTAATGTTTTTGAAAACTGTTCTTCTTTTAATAATTTAGCATCAGAAACTTTAGTTTTCTTTTTAGTTTCAGCTTCTTTTATAGTGGTAATTGCTTTATCACTTAGCTTGCCCTCTTTTATACTTGTGTTGTATTCTTTAAGAAAATTGTATACGTCTTGACCATTGTCAAAAGACAGTCTGTCAAATCCTTCTCCTTTGAATAATCTTATAATACTCTCGCCTACCTTTTCAAAAAATGTTTGATCATAGGTTATTTCATTTTTTATTATACCATCAGAAAAAATGTTCATTAATTCTATACCAGTAAGCTCTTGACCATAACCTCTCTTTTTTATTTGAGAGTCTACATAGGTTTTTTGCTTACTAGTCATTCGTTTTCTAAACTGTTGAACAAACTCACTTTGGGTTTTAGCGTCACCGATTAAAGCATTGAATATAGGGTGTAACACTTCATGACTTGCAACTGATATAGCTCCTGTATTTCCTGTAGATATATCTATGCTACGCTTAGCCTTTGCTTTATTTATAAATAACTTTCCATTACCCGCGAACACCCCTTCACTACTGTCCCAGCCTTCTGGCAATTTTCCAAATGCTTTCTCAATAGCTTTTTTATAACCTAGATCTGTTTTATATACCGTTGTTTTAAGACCTATTTTTTTACCTGCTTCGCTTGCTGCTTTATAGTTTTTATTAAAATTAGATTCAAACTTGTTATCAACAGCTTCTGCTACAGCTTGTTGTCTTTGTTCTATTGTTACATCAACGTCAGAGTCAGCATACTTTTCTGAAATAGTGTTAAGTTCTCCTTTTATTTGATCTAATCTAGTTTTGTTCCCTTCTTGGTTTCCTTTTAAACTATTTTGTTCTTTTGTTAATTTTATAGCAGTAGCTCTATCGTTTATATCATTTATTCTACTATCTACTTTTTGATCTGCTGCAATATCTTGTCTTCTATTATTTACTAATTGTTGAACAGCAGGTGAATTTTCTATTTTAATATCAGCAGAAACATAAGCTTCATCACTCATTATTTTAAGAGCATCTGAAAACTGTTTTCCATTTAATTTTTGTCCATTTAATATATATTTAGGAGCACCTTGTGTTGCCGCTTGAGCTAAACTTATTCCTGTAAATGTTTTATCAGCAAAACCTTCAATAAGAATCTCTTCTAAATTAAACTCTTGCCCCGCGGCGGCTTGTCCAGCAACTTCACTAAGCATTCCGCCTGTTGTTTCTAACGCAGCAACTGATGCTACTTTAGCAGCTCCAGCTAATGCACTTCGACTTCCAGCAGCTACTGTTGTTCTAGCGGCTGTACCCACACCTCCAGATATTGCGCCAACAACGCCATCAATCGCTCCGATGGATACACCCCTTGCTAAAGCATTGCTTTTTATTTGATTAAACTTTTCAGTATCATTTTGTAATTTTCTAACATAATCAAATCTTTCTTTATCTGATAAATTACCCCAATCTAAACCATCTTTAACAGCTTCTTCTTGTATTAAAGCAGCTGTGGTCATACCTGTTTCCATAGCTCCAGATAATCCTCCAAAAAATCCACCAATAGCTCCGCTTATTGCACCAGCACCTGCTCCAAACAAAGCTCCTGGTCCTGACCAAGCGGTTAAGGCTGCTCCTGTTCCACCACCAGTTAAAGCTGCTGCTCCTGACACTGCTGCTGCTGTGCCAGCCACTTCCTCACTATCTACTAAAGCTCTTCCCATTTGACTTAAAGACATAACAGTATATTGTAGCATAGCTGTAGGGTTATTCCACCATGCTCCAAAAAAAGCACTTACACCATTGTAACCTTCTTTTTTTAATTCAGCCATTTTTTCAGAAACACCGATCATTTCATCTGTCTGCCCCTTTTCTTCTATATTTCTTGTTTTATCTAAAAAAGCATATAGTTCTTTATCTGTTGAATCTTTACCTTTATAAACATCAAAAGCTTCATTAACAGAACCACCTGCTTCTGTACCAGCATCCCATGCTCTATATATATCTCCTACAAAATCAGTAAATTCATTTTTACCAAATGTCCTTTCAATTGCGGTAGCTTTTTCTTGAGTATTTTCAAAATCACTAGCGTCTCGAGAACCCGAAGAACCATTTTCCGATTGTGATCCCGTATCGCTTTGTGACTCCACAGCTGGATCCGCACTTGCAGAGTCGTTTGTCTTTGCTGGTAAAACGTTTGTTTTCCAATCACTAAATTCACTGTTTGTATAACCGTTATCTTTTAAATAACCGTATACATTATTTTGAACTTCTTCATTGCTATACACATTAGTTTTCCATGTGTCAAATTCGGAATCAGTTTTACCTTTTGAAGATAACTCGTTCCATATGTTTTTTAATATATCGTCTGCCATAAGATTTGATTTAACCAAAGTTACCAGTGCTTTCTTTTTCTTCTTTTACTTCCTCTGTAGGTTTTGTTGAACCTGAATACTTGTCCCAATTACCTAAGTGATAGTTTGTAGCCTTGCTACCTAAGTTTGAATTTTGTAAGTAAAACTTATATAAGGATTGAGGATTATTTATATCTACATTAATACCTCTTGATTCCCCTGGGTTTGAGCCATTAAATTTGAATATTTGATAATTACCATATTCTTTTGTGAATGCTTTTTCCGCTTCTCCTACTTCGTCATCGTCATAATCATTTGCGATCATATAGTCTTCAAAGAATTCAGCTCTTGAAATGTAAGGCATTGACTTAGAAGATAAATTTGTACCGTTTATATACTGAGCAATAGCTGTAGCTTTGCCCTCTTCTTGCATTTGTCCTAAACTAGCAAATTGCATTGCTTCCTCAACAACCGGTCCAGATAAATTAATTTCATCTTGTAATGCACCGCTAAATCCACCACTACCTCTTCCTCTTGACGGCTTTTTATCTCTAGCTCCTTGAGCAGCGGTATCAATTAAAGCGTCCATATAACTATTCAACACTGCATCTTGTAGTAAGTCTTGATTAGCAGGATCAAATAAAGATGGATCTTGTAAATTTAAACCACCTTCAATTAAAAAATCATCAGAAGCTAAAGATAGCAAAGTATCTCTGCCACCTGAACTAATCATGTTTTTTAATTTGTTACGTATCATATTTTGCCTTGCGCCACTAAGCGATGAACCAGCGCTGTATACAGATTCATTAAGCTTTAATATATTATCTGCAGATTTAAAATCCTTTAAAAAAGGTTTTTGAATATCAGTGTAGCTTTCATATTCACTTTTATTATTATTCCAAAAACTTAAATTACCTCCTTCTTGAATACCAAAATCGCCTTCGTCAGTATATATTTTAGAAGCTTCGTTTAATGTGCCTATATTATTACCATCAGATAATCTTCTATCATCAAAGTCTTTTAAGTATGCTATTTTATCTTCTTTATAGCCGTTCACTTGTCTAGCTAAATTTGTAAATGAATTTTGTACTCCATTCATTTTTTCTCGCAATTCCATATATCTAGGGTCAGATGGATCATCAATCCTAGCTATTTCAGAAGCAGCATTAGCATATACATTCTTATTCTCTACTAAAAAATTGGTAACAGCTAGTTGCTGTGTTGAGGTTAATTGAGTTAAATCAACTTCTGAATTTAAGTTATCTATATAATTACCAACCTTAGTATTAATTTGTTGTTTTTCAGCTTGACGCCTAGCATTGATTATAGCTGACGCTTGAGAAGCAGATTGAAGACTTCTTTGCATTGCATCAGCATAAGTTGATCTTTTACTCTGCCCTAATAAAGCTGCTCCTTTTACTAAATTTATATCCATATTTTTTTGCTTTATGCTCCTAAAGTTTTCATAAGACTACCCATAAAACCAGGATCTTCTGAATTACCTGTAACAGAGCCCATTCCTGCAGCAGCTGTGCCAGCGACAGAAGCTAAACTTCCAACACCTCCTACTATTGCATTAGTAGCATCTTGCCTGGCTTGGTTTGCTGCTCCTAATCTTTGTTGAGACATACCTAATAATGTAGAAGTTTTTTCGTTTTCAGCATCTCTAGATATTAATTCTCCTTTTCTTTCGTATAATTGTAAGTTACCAGCTTGTTTTCTTTCAGCTGCTTGATTTGCTTGTTCTTGTTTTCCTATGTCTATTGAAGCTTGTCTATTACCTGCTTGGGCTTGCCCCATAAGAGCCTGCGTCATAGCAGCAATTCCTGAACCACCGGCTGCTCCGCTCATAGTGTTCATTATATTAGCTTGTGACTGTTGATTTTGTTGAGCAGCAAACTGAGCAGCTTCTTGGTTAACCGTTAGGTCTTCCATGGTATTCTCCATGTCTTTATACACATTAGAGGTATCTAAATTTTCAAAAGCAGATTTAGTCTGGTCATATTCTTTTTGAGCCGCTGCTTGCTCTCTTTTTCTTTTACCGCTGCCTATTATTCCGCTGGCTATTCCTGTAAGCCCGCCAACTACTTGTCCTATCATTTGATTTGTTTTATAATTTTATTATTACGTATTATTTACTGCTCTCAAATATCTCCGTGCCAACCGAAAATAACTCAGCATACTCTGTTGATTCATTTACGAATTGAGCTTCAGCATAATATCCTTTTAAAGAACTTACTACGCCTATAGGGTTTTGCACATAAAATATAAAGTCAGTTGCTGTTGGAGGAACCACGCCTACAGCTGCGTCGATTACTATAGATACTGGGTTAGCAGATATCGATGTTATTGGTCCCATTTCAATTTCTAAATTATTAGTGGTATTTAAATACCAAGCTATATTACCTACTTGAACTCCTTCTGGTAAAGGGTTTGTAAATGTTAAAGTTATATTTGCCATAATTATATATTAAGGAGTGTAACATTGAGAGCATTGAGACCAAGGTCCTTGGGCTTCATCAATATAATGTGTTGCTGGATCTGGATTATCAACAGACGTTATAGTAGCACATTCAATAGTTGCTGATGCCCCTGTTTTAATCCACACTACATCACCAACACTATAAGGTTGAATTAATACTGCTTGCTGTCCATCAAATCCACTTATTTCATCTACATAGTGTAAATAGCTATTAGAGCAAGTTGATACAGCGTACGTTGTAGTTGTTGATGGACTACAGCTTGGGCAGTTTGTTAACGTGCCTAAAGCGCCTGATAATTGTTGTCTGTAAGTTTTTTGAGCCATTTTATTAAGGTAAATTATTAGAACAAGTGTTTGCGTTTTGGCTATAATAGCCATCTGGAGCAGCTGTCGTTAAATCAGAAGTGGTATACAACCCATTGTTATTAATAAACGTTTCTCCCGAAGCTACATAAACTGTAACATTACTTGATATGTTACAACATAAATCGTTAACACTTGAACTGCTATAACATAAAGATAAAGCTGTTGCGCACGAAGGACAGGGTGTTGTTGTTAATGAAGGGAACGCTGATCCATCCCAAAATCTATATCCAGTTCCTGTTGTGTAATATCCAGAAGCAGCAAGGCTAGTGCCTGTACTATTAGTATATATATTTGTAGCAGTGCTTAATGCGTTAGAATCTAAATAAATAATTGTTGAGGTAGGGCCACAACATGCATTAGTAGAGCTAAGCGCATTAAAGTTTAAAGCATATGGTCCAAATACTTGTCCACCTACCGTATCTATTATTTCGTCTAAATCTAATGTAAAAGTTACATCTTCATTACCAAATTCAATCACTTGAACAGATAAATCTATTGTAACGTTTTGAGGATCAACTTGTGTTGCTGTAACTGTAGCGTTATCTATAACATTACCTTTTGTTCTGTAAACTTGTAGAATAGTCCCAGAAGTAGCTGACATATTAGGTGTTACTGTTAATACATTACCTGCGACTCCTGTAATTTTAAATTGGAAAGGAGCTAATTCGCTATTATTTTGTAATAAATTAAATTGGTCATTTACTAATATTCCTGTAGCGTCTGTTAAGGTTACTGTAGACGAATTTGACACTGTACTAACTACAGTAGTATCAACTCCTAATGGTTGTGTGTATAAAAAGTCTGGCATTTCTATATCTCCATTATAAGATATTGTAGCTGGACTTGAAACCGTTAATGGCCAAGTAGCTGTTATAAATGTATTTGAAGGAGATAAAAAAGCGGTACCTTGTCTAGTAAGAGTTGTAAACCCTGTAACCCCATAACTTGAAGAAGCTGTTATAGATATAATCGGATTAATAGCATATTGAGTTAATATTATTGGATTAACCTGAGGGAAGGAAGAAGCTAAGTCTCCTGACAACGTTATTGTATAAACAACGTTAGAAGTGGCTCCTGTTATATCAGGAAAAACTATTAAAGTACTAAAAGCTCCGGTAGAACCCATAGTGGCATTTAATTCTGCATTGTATGAATTACCTAAAGTATCTGTTACAAGTATTGTAAAAACAGCACCTTCATCCCCAAATAAAGTTAATACTCTCTGTGAGCCTCCTAGTGATACCGGGGATGTATCAAACGTATAAGATACTATTTCTTGAGCAGGGACAAATATGACTTCTGAAGGAACTTTTATGTCTATGAAATCACCAGAAACATTATTAATAGGATATGTATAACTACAATCTAATGAATAAACAATTAAGTTACCGTTACTATCGTACGTAGGTGTTTGAGCTACTGTATAATTAGCTTGATTACCAGTTACAATATTAGCAGAAGGATTTTTTAAATAATATCCTGCAGCAGCTGTATATGTTCTTGAAAATAAAGCATCAGTTTCACCAAACGATCCTGAATCGCTATACACAGTAGACGTTTCGCTCACCGGAGTTATGTTAGTGCCTACGGTTGCCGTAAAAGTACCAGATATTGTTATAAGACTAACTTTTGCTTCTCCAACAATACACAATGGAATTGTATAATTGTTTGCAGGCATTACAAAACTAGTTTGAAAAGTAACTGTACAGGTAACATTTAATCCGCTTTGAGCAAATACCACAGTCTGTACCGCGGGATCTGAAAAGCTAGCGTCTAAAGAAAAGTCCGAAACTGTAGCGGTATATCCGCTATTAGGCGTTATAGTAATTACAGCTGTTGGAAATTCAACATATACAGGAGTAAACTCTCCTACCTGGTATATAACCGATGTAAAATTGTAATTATTAATTGTTATTGGCATATCTTATTATTTTATGGACAAGTATAACTATAAGTATTATATACATCTATTGCTGTTATTATTCCTGTGCCATTTGTACTAACTATAACCCAATTGTCATCGGGTTTATTTGCTTCGTCGGTCCATGTTGCCCCAAAAGACATAACTCCTCCTGTAGTTAAATTATAAACTTCTTTTCTAGGATAACCAGGATCGCCTGCGCTATTTACATTTTTCTTTTTAAATTCTCCGTTGTTTAATTTAGTATATAATTGCGTACCAACTGAAAAAGTAAAAGGATCATACCAGTAAGGCTTAGGTACAGACCAATTTTGACTTCTATCGTCAGTACCCAAAGCAATCCAAGATGTCATAAAACTTTTTATAGCACATACTAATTCAGAATTTGTAAGAGCAGGTAGACTAAAAAATAAATATGGCACATTGATGCTACCTACGGCAGCTGTACCTCTTGTTGTATTTGTAGGGTTACCTACGCAAGGGGCTAAAGTATTATATTGTATTATGTTTGTAATAGTACCTGATGCGTTTATAGTAATTAATTTATATGTATCAGGGACAGATTGTGAATTGTTTGCGTCTAAAGAAGGATTACTTACTACATTGCTATTAGTATATAATATAGTAATACCAGAGTTTGTAGTAAAAGGTAATAAGGTATTGCTATCATATAGAACAGTACCTACAGCTAATCCAACAGTGGAAATATATTTAAGCTCCATGCTAGTAACTGTAACATTAATGTAGTCTTGGTTTAATATATTATAAAAGTTTTCAATATTACATTTTGCTTCTTGAGGAGTATCTAATTCTATATTAGTTAAAGCAACAGGGTTATTAACAACGTCCCATTCGTAGAATCCTAGTATAGGAGTATCAGGTATAACATCTCCTGAGCTACTGCAGTCAGGATCAATTGTAACCGTTAAAAGATAATCTTGAGGGTCCGCGTCTACCTCAGAATTACCGATACCGTCCCCAGTTTTACATACGTGTAACGCCTTTATGTAGTTAAAGTATTTACCTTCTTTATTTTCAAATTCTTTTATTTCTCCGGATTCAAGGTTTGTTCTAACATAATCAACTCGCCATCCTTCTGTTTTTATTTGCGTTGAAGTTGGTATTGTTTGATTTGCGTTAATTTCAGCAATAGAATACCATTTGTTGTTATACTCGTATTCTAGCTCTCTAGACCTTGTACCTGTGTAATTTAAAGTGCTATAGCCTTTTACTACATTAGGTAATTCATTTATAACAACATTGAAAGAACTTAAATACTGATTACCGTAAAAATTATTATAAGTATTACTTGCATTATGTTGCCACAATAATCCATTTTTAAAAGTGTAATATACATTGTTTAAAGATATTCCACTTTCAGGTAAGAATGATTTTCTGCTTGTCCATCCGTTTACTGATTCTTTAAACGAAACTGTAGTTGCAATTGATTTTTCAGCACTATTAAGAGTACTAGGATTTTCACAAGAAGCTGTTAATTGATAATCTGTATCAGTTGATAATATTTTTCTCCATTCCGGAGTAATATTATTAAGCTTAAGATTGTATAAACCTTTATCTTCATCATAGCTACCTATTAGTTTAGTGGAGTATCTTAAATTATCAGAAAAGAAATCATCCATACCTTTACTAGATATTTCCGTTATACCATCTCTTGATAATCTTATTACTGAACCTCTATTTTTATCAGCAAAGTACACTCTAAATCCATAATCTGCAAATGACTCAGGATTTTTAGATATACCAAAATCTCCTGCATATGGAACTGTTTGTCCTAATACAGCATTATTACTTGTAACATTAGAATTACCATCCGCATTAAATAAAGCATCTTTATTAGCTAAAACTCTAAAACATTTATCTTCACATAAAGTTATTAAATCAGTGTCGCGAGCATGCAATTTTTGTATTGTACCATGAATAGGATTTAAATCTTTTGTTATAGGTAATGCTTGTATGAATTGATTTAATCTATTTATACCTGATGTTGAATTAAATATTTGAGAAAATATAAATCCACTACCTCTACGCTCTGCCGCATAAGGCTCATCTAATACAGTAGAAACCTTAGGTCCTTTGTCTATGAATACTGCGTTGTAATCATCTCTAATTCTATTTGACTCTACTCCAGTACCGTATGAATAACAATTCATCCAATTTAAATGTTGAGACTCTGTATTGTAATTAGAAATAGGTAAAGAATCGCTGGCTTCATAATATAAATCTAGATCTATTGATTCTTTTGGCTCCGTTTCAAATATAGCTGGATTGTTAGAAGTTAATTTTTTACCAGCTGATATCACAGGCTCTAAAGCTTGAATGCTTGGTAAAACTGTTTCTAAATGACTCCATTGATTAGCTAAAGGCATCCAATCTTCTGATATTTCTTCAGCAAGCTCTATATAAATAATGTATTTTTGGTTATACCCTGTTTCAGAATGATCACAACCACCTACTGGGTTTATTCTCCTACCTCTAAAAGATCTTTGTCCTATAGCATCAACTATATTGTATGGTTGACTATAAGATCCATCAACTTTATTTTGGAATCTTATAACTGCGCCTGGGGATAAAAATCCGTCCGGAGTAGCTGTATTAGCCGCCCAATTTCCGCCAACATATTGGCTAACAGAACTATTACCAAACATTTGATTTATATATTCTCCTCCACCGCCTGCTTTTTCGCCTGCATATATTACTCCAAATTTTCTTGAACCTCTAGTAGGAGGCTGAAATGCCGCGAGTTTATATGCGTCAGGAGAGTAATTTGTGTTAGTAATAGAAGATCCTACGCCACCGTTCCAACCTACAGTTTTTAAAACGGATGCTTGACTGCCACAAAACAAAACCTCGCTTGTTGCTCCGTAATCCGCATATAAAAGAGCATTTGGACCGGGGTTATTAGCATTGTTTAAACCTCTATCTGGCTGAAAGGAATCAAGTATTGAATACTGCACCGGCATTGCGGCAAATGAAGATATAATATTTGTATCAAAAGCAAAGTTTCTTTGTATTTTAACAAAAAATCTACCTGCAAATTCTGGCTTTCTTTTTACTTCATCTTCAAGTATAGTTACTGAATAATCTTGTCCTACAGCTACATCCTCTAAAAAAGCAGCATCAGGTCCTAATGGTCTATCTAGCACTAAATTATAATCAATTTCTGTAGAGCCACTATTCGGATTTGCAACTCTAGAAATGCTTACATCGTATATATCAGAAACACTTGCCCCTTTAGTAAATCTTACTTTCCCTCCGTTTAAGGAAGAACCAAATTGTGCATTTACAGAAGACATAGGCCCTCTGAAATTTAAAGAAAGAAAACCAACTTCAACTAAAGTTAATTGTTGTACTATACTAGAAGTAATTACTGTATCAAAAGTTGATATAAATGTAGGAGCTTCTGATTCAATAGAAATAATTTTATACCTATTAAACCCTAAAACTTGTTTATCTGTGTCATGTTGTTTCTTTAGTATTAAATAAGTTTCTTCATCTACTTTATTTCTTTCAGACGAAGGAAATGACAACCATACATTGCCATCCTCTGCTTCGTAAAATCTATCTAATGCTAAATTGTAATACTCATTTGATATTTCTTTTACAAAAAACTTATAATGGGTAGCAAAAGAAGGAGGTATATTTGTAGGGGTTATTGTTAGTTTATTTGTTTTATCTGAATCAGATATATCTATTTTTGTACTACCTTGTTTACTTGTAAATATAGGTGTTTCTCTACCGTATGCATCAATATATGACACTCCGGCTTGGTAAGTACGTATAGATTTTACTGATGGGAAAGGAAATCTTATTTTAGCAGGATCTGCTACAGCCGGATGGTTTGTAGGTGTATTTGTTAAATTTAAGGTAGTTGTATCTACATTATAATTTTGCAGATAATTACCATAGACTATTCTATTGCCTATAAGCTCTTGACTTTTTGCTGCTCTGGGAACATTGTCCCATGGTCTTAATATTTGATTAGCTTCTACTATTGCTCCAATAAGTTCTGTTTCAACCTGGAATGTACTAGGTAAGACTGGAAAATCGGATCTTTTTAATGTCTCTACACTATACACTGCTTGGCTGTTGCTTTCTTTAAACAAAATGTCTAATTCAACAACCTCTTGACTACCCCAGGCTAAATTACCAATTTCAAGAAGCCTTATATTATTTGTCATACCTTCATTGTAACCGTCTGAAGCTAAGTACTCAAATTCACCACCTACAAAAGCAACTTGTGAAAAAGGAGAAAAACAAGAGTATTCATTATCAATAAATTTCCATCTAAAAGCGAATCTAGGAAAAACATATTCGAACATAGGTGACTCTTCTACTAATATAGCTTTCCAATTGTAAATTATTATGTTTTCATCAGAATCTCTAAAAGTTTGTATGTCGCTTGAAATTGCTTGTATTTGCCCTGTTATTGTAGTGTTGTTTACTGAAGTAAGTTTAATGCTTATTTTGTATTCATAATTAACATAAAACTCTGTTGTAAAATCTGTTTCTAATTCTATAATATCATCTAAAGCCCAGGCTGTAGGCACTGAATTTACTGTAAAAGTTATTTCACCATTCCAATTAGGAATAGATGAATTTGCGTAGAAGTTAGGGTTATTAGATATGTTAGATAAATATTCACCATAAGTATCTAAAGGTACTCTACTAATACTATCTAATGGAATATTTTCAACGTAAGTAAAATTAACTGTTGAAGCAGTTGTCATTGTTGTACTAAGAGGCAACAAACCTGTCCCGGGTATATTATCACCGTACTTACTAGCGCTAGCTGTAATAACAGGTGCTGCTAAAGGAGATAATTTTATCACGGTTACATCTGCTTCAACAAAATTAGGTTGTCCTGTTAAATTTTCTGAATATGTTTGTTGTTCTGGAATGTATAAAGGTATCTTAGTGTGTGTAAGAAAATCAATAGATCCGGTTTTAAACTTATTTATGTTTATTTTTTTCGGCTCTGTTTGATCATCTGTCCAAAATATAAAATCTTCAATTATATTTATACCTGTTATAAGATAGTCCTCTGTAAATTTAAGAATGTTTAAAGTATCAACTATTACAGGGGCAATATCTTGTGTTGTTTGATTGTATTCTGCTATCGTGCTAATATTATCAGAAGCTATAAACCAATATATACATTCTGAAACATCATTTCTAATAGACCCAATACAAACCGGATTAGATAAGGCATCTATATAAGATCCAGACCAATCAGGCTGCCCTAATTTGCCTCTAAGCTCAAGTGTACCTTTTATGTTCTGTAAAGAACCTACGTTTCCGTTTTCTGAATTAGCTAAATCTAAATTTAAAGCATCTCGGTATTCACCATTAGGAACAAGTCTTTCATCAAGATCTTTGTTCATTTTTCCGGCTTGGAAAACATGTACAAATTCTGGCATATATTAGTGTTTTATAATCTTAGATTTATTACGCATAACTTGTGTAATTTCCTCTATCTTAATATTAGATAATCTTAATTTTGCATTTCGCTTAGCGGCTGATCGTTCTCTTTTAAATCTCGAAACTAAATATTCAGGTGTATTAGCCCTAGTAGATAGTATTGCATAAGCAATATACTTATACAAAGCATCCTCAGCAAATTTATGTACGGTCATATCCTCATCAGAACCACCAATACCGTCTGATATATATTTTAAGGTCACTATCTTATTTACAAATGAAGAATCAAAAAATATAATACCTTGCAATTGGTCAATGTAAAATACCCCATTAACTTGTGCCTGTTGTGGAGATATACCGTACCTTCTTCCATAATCATTTAAAAAAGTTAAATCAGTAGGTATTACATCTCTTTCGTTCTGGCCTGGTTGTATAGGTGTTTGAAATCTTTTTTTTGTTTCCGAAGATTGAGCTGACACAATTTCTTCGTCTTGTTCATCGAATAAGTATTCGTAATTAGAGTCTTGTAATATAGGGAAAGGATTACTAGTATTAATAGCAGGATATACTACTCTTTCAATACCGTTAGAGTCAGTCCATGTAATCTTTACATAGTTAACATAGTCTTTTGGTAAAACAAAGTTTAGGTTTGGACCAATCTCTATTTCTTGACTCTTAACTGAAGGTAATATATCAAAACTAAATTCTTGAACTCCGCGCTGTGCGTGGAATGCTACATCTGTTCTTTTTACTTTAGGTATAATCTTCTCTTCACCTACATATGATATAATAAAATTATTTATAATATCTTTTATACTAGTAAATTGATAGTTACCATAGTCCTCATCCCAGCTATTCCAAATACCATCGGGACCTAAATAATATTGTTCATCTGTTTGTAAAGGTAAGGCCATATGTTATGCTTTTTCTTGTTGAATAGTTTCTTGTTCTTCTTGATTCATAACTTGATACAAGTTTAAATCTTTTATTAATATACCCGCTAATTCTAATATTTTTATAACAAGATCAGCTTCATCTGCAGGATGCAGTTCAAAATCCACAGAATTACTTGCGTCATATAAAGGCTCGTTAAATACAATTTGATATGCCCAGTTTACTGTTGCAGGCTTTTTTATGTATTGGTAGTCCACTAAAGCAACGTCGGTAACCTCTGAATTTGCATATATTTTTATACCGCTTGCATTTGAAACAAATACAGGTCGAGTGTTTGTAGGTTTAGTTAAAGGAGAAGAATTAATGTATAAAAACTCATTAGCATTAATTCGCTCTGCTTCTATTTGCTCTGTAGAAGATGTTCCAAATGAGTTTGTTGTAGTGTTTTTATAAACAATAGATCCTAGTCTATACATATCAGAGGGTGCTATAAAATAACTAGCAGGTCTGGTAGGCGCAGAAATAGTTTCAAATATATTTATTTTTTCATTAAGCAATGTAAGCATGTCGGAATACTCAGTATCATTACCAGATACTCTACCAAATTGGTTTATGTCGTAAAAGTATTGTTCAAATAAATCTTGCTGCGCTTGATTAGCGAATAAGTTAAATTCTTGAGCAGTTACATAACCTCTTTGTTCTTTATTAAGCACACCTAGTACTCTTTGGTAAACAGTATTTACGCTTATTGCCATTGTTGTATTTTTTTATTGTTATAATAGTTAGGCCACGATTACAGTAGCCTAACCACTATAAGGTAACTTATTTAAGTTTCTTTAATATTGCTTTGTAAACTTCCATACCATCATCAGTCTTAAAGTAAGCTGCTAATGCAGAATAAGGGTGTTCATCAAAAGGTATTGTCATTAATTTTCTACCACCTTGTCCATATGAAAATGTACGTTGGTCAGAAGATAAACTTAAAATACCTGCCTCTACTGCTTTAGCTCCTACATTTCTTAACTGAATATGATCGTCAGCCGCTAGCTCTAGAAATAATATTGGATTTTGCTTAGCAAATATCATTAGATCTCTTTTTAATTCATTAGATGAAAGCTTTGTAACCTTTTCTCCAAATTCAGATCTTAATATAGCCTCTGCGTGATCCACATCAAGGTTTTTAGCTGCCGTAAGGGCCTCTAATTCCAATTCAATCCAATCAATCTGATTTACAGAATCTTGCTCTTTATTAAGCTCTTTGTAAATCTTGTCTTTAAGTGGATGATATAATGATAATAATTTTTGTAATGCAACTTGTTCTTTTGGAACTGTTATTGTTCCGTTTTTCATAACTATTCTACCTAAAGTTGCTTCTCCTTTTTGTTCATCTGCAAAAGGTGTTTTTTGATTGGTAGCATATCTAAGTTCTCTTTGATATCCAGATTCTTTATCAAAATATAATAAAGGTTTGTTTCTTGAATGCTTAGAAGGTATTGTAAAAATTAATGGAGACTTACCCGTTATTAAAAAGTACGTTCTGTCTTTGTATTCCCATTGTGGTTTTGCAGCCGCTTTTGGTACTGCTTTTACTTGAGGAGCAACCTCAACTTGCTTTGCTGTAGCTTGTTTTGCCATGATATAATATGATTAAATAATTTTATAAGAGTAATAGTTACCCCTGTCAATGCAACAGGGGTAAGAATTACATTAATTTACTATGCTGCTATTTTTTTGAATAACACAAAGTTATTAGCTGCTTGTACACATAAACATCTTTCTGATAAGAAGTGAACGTTCATTGCATCCTCGTCGCTTGTAAAGTTTCCACCAACAGATCCAGTGATCCAAGATTTCATTTTTCTATCGTCTGCTTCAGAAGCTCTGTAACGTACGTGTAAGAATGGTCTTGAAATGTTCTGTCCTAATTGCTGGTCGTAAACTGTAGAAGTTCCTGCTGGTACTAATACACCTTCAATATCTCCAACTAATCCACGAGTAGTAGCGTCGTTTAAGTATTTCCAGTCAGTCTTATAGAAATCGTAAGAACCTCTTCTGAATCCAGAGAACCCTAAGTTCAATGCCATTTCAGAGCTGTTATTAAATACTCCATAAGAAGATCCTGTGCTGTAAGCTGAATTAACAGATGCTAACATATTATCTAGCCCTAAAGAAGCTGATCTGTTTAAGAACATCATGTTCTCTTCAATAGATCCTTGCTTATCTAATTCTTGTAATATTACGTCAAAGTCTGCAAGTCCATCAGCACCACCAAAATCTTGATCTGAATAAACTAATCCTCTATCTTCTAGAGCTGAGAATAATCCGTCAGAACCAGTAAGTTGAGTTCCTGCTGAAGTTCCAAAGTCAGCTGGCGTAATTGGTGACGCTGCTTTTTCAGCCTCTAGCATACTCATTTCTAATTGATCTTCAAAACGAATTCTAGCTTCGTGCTCAGATTTTAAATACCATAAGTATCCAGAAGTACCAGCTTCAGTAGTTACTTCAACCCATCCAATTTGAGCGGTATCAGAACCGTTCACATTGTACTTATCTCTTAAGATAATTGGTTTGTTACTAAATTGCTCGAAAGATGCATCAACAGAAGTTCCTGCATTAGAAGTCCCTTTTGCATATTCAGAACCGTATACGAATACCTTAGCTGCTGCGTGAACAGTAATAGCTCCTTGATATCCAGCTACAGTTAATGTAACAACTCCCGCCACTGGTGCAGATACTGCAGATACATAAGCTTTTTCCACAACTAAACCGTTTGCTGAAGCAATAACGATAGTAGCACCTGGGCCAATAACGTTTTGAGAAGCTCCTGCTGCGTTAGCTGGAATAATAACTGTAGTAGCTGTAGTTTCTACTGGGTCATAAGCTGCGTGTAATCTACCTTGCTCAGACCATACTACTACGTCTGAAGCCATAGGCATTTCTGCTCCTACCATACGTAAGAATCCAGAGATAGTACGGTTTCCGTATCTTTCTACTTCTTTCTCATATACTTCTGGTAAGAACTGTTGTGTAAAATCCATGTCTGATAAAGACAGGTAGTTGTCGTTAAACAACGTTTGTGTAGGTCGTGGTGTTAAATGCGCCAATGCGCCAGCACTTCCTGTAAATGATCCTAATGCCATAATTTTTAATTTTTAAATTTTAATTTCTTGTTTTTACTCCAAACTTAGAAGTTCCACCAGACTTAATTGACTTAAATGACATTCCCGAAGTCGGCTTGACGTTTTCATGAACACCCCTTGGGTCCATATCAATATTCTTCGATTTTTGTACACTTGCTTTCATAGCATCGGTTTTACCTTGCTCATAAAAGTGATTTGCAATTGCGTCTGCATTCATAGCTGTAAATAAAGACTTGTGATATCCCGCGGCGTCGCTCATTTCATTTTTATCGTTCAAGAACTTCTTGACAAAATTATTGATATCGCCTTGAGTGTCTTTAACCTGATCCGCATTTTTAACTCTGTAACGAAATTTCTTTTCACCAACATTGAAATCAAAACCTTTGAAATCATTGGAAAAAAGCTTTTCTGTTTTACTGTTAAATACAGATACTTGGTTTTCAGCTACTTTACTCGCTTCTTCGTTTTCTTTTTTATAACGATTGAAAAAGTCAACCGCTTTTTTTGTTTCTGGGTTTAAATTAGACCCAGCTTTTATTTCTTCGTAATACCTAGATTTTAATCCATCTAAGTGATTTTTAGCTTTTGCTAGCTCTTCTTTTCTAGCTAACTTTTTTCTTCGAATGTCTCTATCTTCATCAACCTCTTCGTCGTAAGAAAAATTGTCTTCCATTATAAAATCAATTTCTTCCCTATCTAAATGAGGTTTAGTAGTTTCATAAAATTCTCTTAGTAGTTGTGTTTCATTCAATGAAGCATAATCGGTGTTAAGTTTTACGTAATCTTGTAAACTCCCCCCAGTCTCATTCATAAACTCAACCACTTTTTGAATATTATCCGGTAATGCAATACCAGCATCCGCTTCAACTATAGCTTGCTCAACTTGTTCGTTAAGTTCTTCAACTTGTTCAGCTACTTCTTCGTTTACTATTTCTTCAAGAACGGGTTGTTCATCTTGAACGGGCTCTTGTTGTTGTGGTATTTCTTCAACCACTTCTTCGCTAATCGCGGCCGGTTGATCATCATCCACTGCATTTGTTTCTTGCTCTGGAATGGCATCAGTTTCTGGTTTGTTTAATAATCCTAAGTCAACCTTAATAACCCCGTCGTCAACTGACACAGGTTTAGGCTCTTCCGCTTTGACTTCCTCAACAACGGGTACTTCTTGTTCTAATTCTTCTGACATGATAAAATATTATATAATTGTTACTATTATTATTACCTAGGGTCTGACGAACCTAAGTTAAATCCACCGCCCATTGTATCGAACCCACTTGACTCGAAGTCTTGAGCTGGTAAATTGTTTTGTCTTTGTTGTATTAATTCACTTTGTTGTGTAGCTTGAAGTTTTGTTCTATCGTCTTTTCTATCTTCTTTGTCTACTATCTCTGATTTTCGCCCCTGCACTTCTAAACCTTTAAGCTGCAAGTTCATTTCAAATTCTAATTGCATTAACTCTTTCTTTAAAGTAGCTTCTTGCATTAATTTTTGAGTATCTATTTGCGCTTGGGCATTTGCTAACTCTATTTTTTGCTGAATCAAAGCTTGTCCTTTTTGAACTTCCGCTTGAGCAGCTACTTGTTGAGCTTGAGCATTTGCTTGAGCTTGTGCTTGTATATTTTGTTGTTGTATTTCTTGATCTTTCTTTTGCTTGTCTATCCTTCTTATTTTTAATAATTGGTTAGCTAGTTTAAGATTTTTAATTTCTCTTAAATCAATAGCATCAGATAAATCAATTAATCCACTTTGTACAGCTGCTTGTATATTGTTTTCTAACACAGCTCTTTCTTCTTCGTCTGGTTGTAACTCAATAAATATACCAAAATCATAAAGATACAAATCTTTCATTTCTTCTAATACAGCTACATTTTGATTACCTATTTTATGTATAAAAGCTTCTCTTGTTGGAGAATATTCTAATATATCTGAAATTCTTAATGATAACCCTTCACATAAGTCCGATGTTAAAAACAAACTTCCATCTAATATATGCCTTGTTGCTACATTTGAATTTGCTGCTGCCATTTTTTGCACGCCAACTAATGCTCTAGAATCAGGAGTACTTCCATCTCTAGCTTCATTCAATCCGGTTACGTCACGAATCATTTGCATGTAGTAATTGTAATTACCAATTAGTGATTGCATTTTACCTCCTCCAGCTCCTGTAGTTATTTCTTGAATAGGAACTTTGCCAGGATTCATATCGCCGTCTTGTGTAAATGATCTACCTATTACAGAACCTGTTTGAAAAAACATATTAAGTGCTTCTTGCGGATTGTAATTTGTACCGTTACCTAAATCAACCTCAGCTAAACCATCAGCATCAAGGTAAACTCCGTCTGGAACCATTCTTGACATTACTTGCTGTAGTTTTAAATGAGTTAATTGAATCATATCTGCAAATCCCGTTATACGACTTACTATAGATTCTATTCTACCTCGATACATTCTAGGAGCAACCATGCTATAATTCATTTTGACTTTAGAGTAATCACTCTTTGGTCTAATCATATTTTTAGCAAGTTCCCATTTAAGCATTCTTCCCCCAACAATCTTTACTCCCTCGTATAATACTTCAAGAGATTTAGATAACTTTTCAATACCATACTCTTCATATAATTCAGGTGGCGGATTGAATTGATCATCTTTAGGTATTATTTTTGCTGCTCCAGTTGCGGTTTCTTTTACTTTATAAACTTCATTAGTAAATGTTTTGTAATTAAAATACAATACCTGTACTGTATTAGAATCATCTTGATTTACGTTACTAATAGATCTATTGTAAAAACCGTTGTTACTAACTGACTGCCCAGCAATATCTTTTAATTCCTCATTGGTAAGCCAAGGGAATTCTTTTTTAAGTTCATTTAAGTGTACTGATCTTACTTCTCCTACATAATATATATCGTCAAAGTAAGGTGAATCTGTATATGACCAAACTAAGTTAACAGGGTCCACATATTCTACTTTAGCTCCTTCTGATTTTGTAAAAACATTTTTTACAGCACCAATACCTATAGTGGTTAAATCATAATTACAACGTCTTTTTATTAAGTCATAATTATTACCATCTAATAAGACTTTGATTGCTTGCTCTTCTGCAATCTCAACTTGTTGTTTATAAGTAAGTTGCATGTGAAGATCTAACTCTTCTTTATTTTTAGGTAATGTTTCAGGATCATTTTCAAATAAGTTAACACCAAACTCAGCAGAAGCAAATTCATTAAGCTCTTTAGTTTGCATGTCTCTTATTAAAGACTCCATGTATCTTGTACGTTTATCCACCCCATAAGGATCCTGTGAATAAGCTCTTATATCAAATAATCTATCAGAAATACCGTTAACTACTATATCTACAAATTTAGGTATAATAGGCACAGGTTTCCAATCCAAATTCAAATAAGATAAATCACCGTTTATAGATAACTCATCTTTATATTTTTGTATAGGTTGTTCGCCTCTAGCGTATAATCTTAAATTGTGAAAAGTAACTTGGTTGCTTTGAAACCTACTGCTATTACCTCCATTGGTATTATTGAACCACTCACTTTCTATAGCTCTACCTACAGTAGTACCATAATCCATGGACATCTTCTCCGCATCGCTAGCTACTTGGCTTGGAAAATAACTTGTTATAACTGACTCAGCCATATTTTTATTTTTCTATTAATTTTGATAAACCACCTTGGTTGGTGTATTTAGCTATTTTTAAACTTATTGTTTCTTTTTGTACTTGAGGTCTGGGATAATATAAATGTCTATTACAAGCCATTATAGCTAAGCCAGAACTTATAGCTGCATCAAACTTTGTTCTTTTATTTATATCAAAACCAGCCCAATCATTTAAAGTAGTATTAAAATACATTGCACCGTACTGACCATCTTCACGTAAACCTACGTGTTTGTCTATATATGTTTCGATAGCTGCCGCGTGTGCTTGTTTTATATCTTCACTAGAGTTAGGCATTCCACCAATTTCTCTTTCAGTTACAGATAATTTGTTCCACACTTTGTCAGGTCTATTCATTGAATACCCTCTGTATCCTCTTCTTTTAAAATAATACAATAATCTAGGTTTATTGTTTTCACATAATAAAGGCATTCCATAAAATATACAAGCCATTAATACATCTTCAAAAAATATCTCTGCGGTTTGTGGCCTAGCTATATATTCTAAAAAGAACGTATTAGCTGGAGCGTCTTCTAAACTGAATTTTGTCAAACCGTGTAAAGCTCCTTTAGATCCGTGCCCATCTGTTGTTCCTGATATATCATAACTATCACAACCAAATGCGCCCATATGATCATTACCTGGGGCTTTCAATCCTTTATTAACAACTTGTTTATTTTGTAAGTGCTCCCCGGGAACCCAAGATACTAAAAATCTTCCAGATGGATTAGGTGAAAATTTCACCGTAGAATCTTTTATTCCATTTACCCATTGAAAGCTTCCTCTTGTTAATACATTTGTATTACCTAAATCTTCGTTGTAATCTATTTGTTCGTATATTTTAACTAAATTAAATATACTATTTTTTGTTTCATCCCTAAAAGCGTGTTCTTCTGTTCTAGGAAATTGTCTATAAAATTCATTTAGAGCGTCCTGGTCGGACTTTAATCCTTCTGCCTCATTATTCCAGTGCTCTATAACCCCGATGTCTATAACGTCGCCGTATGGGCCTAGTACAGGTTCTTTAGGGGTATTAAATACAGGATGCCCATACTCATCAATAAATCCTTCATAATTCCATTCCATAGGAATAAACAAAGAATATAAACCTGAAGCGGTTTGGCCATTCCTATTTCTTTTAATAACATCTGAATTGTTATATAGTTTTTTAAAATTGTCTCCTCCTTTATCTAATGCATTTGAGGTTGAACCCATCATACATTTTCCAATAATTCTAGAACCTAATCTTAAACACGTTTTTGTAACTCGCCAGTTATTTAATATATTATTCGGTTTCTCCCACTTGCCACTTTCATCATGTACTAGTAGTTTTAGTTTTTCTCCATCGTATGCGTTATCACCGGTGTTTTTCCAATCGACGGTGGTATCAAGACCGTCAAGGGTCTCGGGCCTAACGGCTTTGGTGATGGACTTACGAGTAAGCTTTGATGCGGGGACCCTGTAGGCAAGTTCCGTCTTTGGCCTGTCCATACCGTCCTGGATCGGTTTAAAGAAAAACGGGTAGTTAACACTAATGGGTACAACCTTATCTGTGAACATTTTCTTAGCATCGGCTCCAGATTTGGACAAAATCCCAAAGCGTGAGTCGGACGATATTGTTGCCATATTAACCGTTTCCCCAGACGCCATGAATGAAAAGCCTGAACGTCTATTCTTGAGATATGACATTCCATAACAACGGGTGTCTGCTTTACAAGCTTCCCAGAAGATGTAGAATAATCTGTTTGATTCCCTAAAATCTGGCTGCCCAACATCAATCTTGGACCACTGCAAGTACATAAAGTGAGTACCAGTAATGTAAGTATCCAAGCCCTTATTATTGAACCAGTGACCGTTTTCTCTTTTGTTAAATTGTTCATCTATATAACTTTCCCATTTTAGCTTAAATGACTCTGGATAATCCCTCCAATCGAATATACTTTCAATTGATTTTAATTCTTTAGGGTATTCTTCAGGTGTCCATTTTTTATTTGATTTATCTACACTAGGCGGTGCTTTTGGTAAAGCTATTTTTAAGTTCTGTATATTGTATATTTCACCAATTTGCCCAGTCTTACTTATAACAACGATGTCGTGTTCTTTGTTATAACCATACTCCCATTTTTTAGCTTTGTTGAGTCTTGATATTGTAGTAAGCTTTACAGGAGTTACAATCTTATATAATGTTTGTTCGTACATTACTTAGATCTTTTTTCAGCGAATCCTTTAAAAGATTTTTCTTCTTTAATTTCTGCTGGTTTTTCGTCAAGAATATCTTGTTCAAGTTGTATCCTAGTAAGGATTTCAAAAGCATCAAATATAGCTAGCTTTTTTGTAGCCGCTGCGTTTTTAAGCTTGTCTGCAGCAAGATCATCTTCTGAATCTACAATAGATTCTTTGGCAACTTTTATAAGTTCTTCAACCGCTCTATGCCCAGCTTGGATTATACTCTTCTTCGTTTCCTTGATATTCATATTTAATTGTGATTGAATTTGTGGGTACTCTATAAATTCTATCGTTACCGATTACAAATTCATATTCTGCCCCAGGTCTAAACCCGACTAGATCTCCGTCTTTTAATCCTTTTAGTTCAGGATCTTTGAAGTATAAAACACCAACACCTTCTTTCTCTTTATCTAATGAAAATGATTTTGTTTCTTTTATAGGTTTTACGAAATTAAATCCCTTACAGCTTTGCCAGTTGCTTTTTCTTTTGTAAGCATAAACCTGATCTTCAGTTGCAAAGTATATATTATCTTTATAGTAAGATCTACTATTTTTTTCGTCACCTCTAATGTCTCTAAAACGTCTAAATACATTGTGATGCACTATTACTTGATCACCTTCTTTTATATCAGTATCTGATAATTTAGGTACGGATATAACCTTGGCTATTCTATTTGAATAATTATGATTTTGTAATTCTGTATTTAACAATAATTCGTTGCCTTCAATATTCTTTACATTGTTATATCTTTCGCCTATAGGCTCTATGATAAAATTAATTAATGACTTCATTAATATTGCAAGTCATATTCTACTGCAATTGCCATATTCTTATTAAAATCTTTCCATGGCATTATCTCGTTATTCTTTTCTATATATATTGAGTACTTAGTATCTTCTTCAATTATATTTTTTATGGTATGACCACCATACACTTCCTGTCCAACAGAGTAGTGCATGGCATCATTTTTGTAGTCTTTACCAATACTTATCTTTCTAACTATCTGATTCATTTTCTTTGATTTCTCCAGTTTGGATATCAATTTGAACCTGGCCATAAGTTTCTTCTAACGTTTTTTGAGTTTCTCCTAAAGCTTTTTTAGCCTCAACTCCCGCTAAAATAAGTTCTTGTTTTTGCATTTCTAAACCACCAATTTGCATTTGCACTTCGTTGATTTTACCAATGACCCCTTGTAATTCTTTTAACTCTACTTCTGATAATTTTTTAGACATAATAATATGATTTAATTGTTTATATAATAACTATATAGTTACTTGTTTTTAAGCATTCTTAATGACATGCAATCATCAGAGTTGCCGGGTTAGTGCCTTCTATTAACACATAATCAACGATTACTGGCAAGTATGTCCCTGCTTGTACTCCTTGAAAAGATACTGCTTGAGAAGCTAAAGGTGTGTTATCAACTCCTGTAATAGTAATAACTGCCATTGAAGTACCTCCTGCTATTCTAAGTGTTTGTCCTACTACATAACCACTACCTGTGTTATTTAGTACGGCAGTAACAATTGCACCACTACCATCTACAGTGATATCTACGGTTAAGCCAGTTGCATCTGTACCATCATCGTTTAAAGTTGCTACTGCAGCTCCAGTGGTATAACCTGCTCCTGGTGATGTTATTGTAAAACTTTCTACAACACCTCCAAGTGTACTAGAAAGTATAGCTTTTACAGTACCGCCTCCGCCAACCCACAAAGAAGCTTTGTTAAGGTTTGTAGAAGCATTAATTGTATTGCTTGGTGTTACTACTTTGCCAAACTCTATAAAGTCTGGCTGATTTAAAAATTGTCCCATTATTTTTGTTTATTTTTTATTTATTTTTGTTGCTTTTTCCCAAGTTCTTCCTACAAAATAAGCTCCGTAAACAGTAACTAATAATGTTTGAAATATAGGTATATACTCTTTTGCTATTTGAAACTCTCCAATGTTACCATCAGTAAATGCCAACGCTGTAAATATAACCGTTATATATATGAGTATAATTGGCCGGATATTTTTAGACAAGAAACTGTCACTTTCCATATCTGACTTCCAACGATCTGTTACTTGAGCTTGAGCATTTGTATCGGCTTGTTCTAGTATTTCTATAACTTGCTTTTTAATAGTAAGCTTCTCTTCTTCAGTTGTAGTTAACTTATCAATAGCGCTGCCAATTTCTTTAACAACACTACCTGTAAGCCATTGAAATAACTTTTTCATTTAATCTTTTATCTTAATAGCATCTGCTGCTTGTCCTCTTTTTCTAGTAGCTTTTGCTTTTAATCGTGTTTCTTTTCTTTTAAGTCTTAAAGCTTTTTGCTTGTTACCATTCTCTAAAGCTTGTTGGCCTTTTAGTCTAGCTCTTGCTGCTCTATCACTTGCTCTACCTGCTGATTTAGCTTTTCTATTAGCTTTACGTACGTCTCTTTTAGAAGGCTTTTCTGTTTTAGTGTTACGCTTTACAACTTCTGCTTTAAGTTGTTTTGGATCTAACTTTGTAGATATTTCTATTTTTTTAATTCCTTTAGGTTCTATTACAGAAGCTGTTTTAACCTTTTTTCTAGGTGGTGTATCTTTACCTTTGTTTTTAACATCCCATCCTTTACCGGCCTTATATGAAGCGTTTTGACGTTTAGCTTCTTTTATATAAGTAGCTTTGTCCATCTTACCGTATGTTTTTTGATCCCTATTTTTATAAGCAGTATCGTATGAAACTTTTTTAGTTTTAGTGGCTTGAGTTTTGGTAGTGTCTACTTTAACGTCTTCTTTTTTCTTAGCTCTAGATTTATAAGTACCACTGGCTTTAGCCATTGCATATTCTTTAGCAGTATAACCTTCAGTGCTACCTGCTTTGTTTTTTGTATCGTAGTCGTAAAGATTCTTTTCAAAAGATTTAATCCTACCTGCCTGTCTTACGCTTCTATTCATAGCGGAATCCATTTGTCTAGGATTAACATTTTTAGATGCAGCTTTTGTATTTGCATTTAAAGTAGATACATCTTTTCTATATTGATCCATGTTCTTTTGATAATTAGATTTATCTTTCGCAGCTTTCTTTGCTTTGCTTGCAGCTAAGTTGTCGGCTTTTACTTTGTCTTGTCTAGACATTTCATTTCTAAAATTGTCCATTTTTTTAGTAAGTTCAGGGTCAGCAACTGTTTGCTTAGCAGGTGAAGACATCTTCATTTTAATAGGAGCTCCTACGTTAAGTAATGGTTGTGTAATACCTCCTTTAGTAGTTCTTTTAATTTTCGCCGTTATTGGTGTGTTTTTGAAACTCATTTTTTTTTATTTTTTGTATGGTAACATTTTATTTAGTTTTTCTTTTCTGTGCTGGCACCCGCACGGGATGTTTAAACCCTCTGAAACTTTTTCTACTAAAGTCTTGATTCCTGTTGCTTTAGTTATTTTTTCTACCGTATCGCCTAGTCCTTTTGATTCCATTAGCAATTCCATTTTCTTAATGCTAAAGCCTTTCTTGTAGGTTTACCATTTGGTTTTTTCATTGGTCCTTTTACCCCGCTCATTCTTGCACAAAAAGATTTTCTACGATTAGCGGCTTTACTACCAGGCTTCAATTTAGATGGCTTTGTTGTTACAGCGGTCTTTAATTTTGAACCAGGATTTTTTCTTTTATAATCATCAACACCTTTTTGGTTTAAACCTCCAGATTCCGATTGCCCCTCTTTCCTTGTCCATGCTCCTGTTTTCTTAGCAGGCGAGCAGTTTTTTATTTTACTTGTAATTGGTATAGCCATTAGTATCTCTTTTTAAACATTGAGCCTTTCATTTTGTAAGGAGAACCGTTCATTTTACCAGGAGCTGCTTTAATAGCTGCTTGTAAATGCTGAGGTAATTGATTTTGGCTACCTTTTAATGCTTTTTTTGCTGGGCTTGTTGATCTCATTTCGTTTGGTGATTTTTTCTTTTCTTCTTTTTTATTTTTGTTAGCGGCTAGCTCAGCTGCTTTTTGAGCTTTAGTCACTTGCACTTTTTCACTATCTTCTCCAACGGTTTTAGCTCTATCAAAACCAGCTACATCTCTTGATCCTCCTCTTTTACCGGAAGCTCTTGATTTAGCGTTTCTATCTGCTAAAGCTTGAAACTCTTTTTGTTCAGCAGCATTTTCTTCTGCTCTAACCTGCCTCTTCCAATCTCTTCTACTAACACCGTCTGGTCTTTGTTTAAGTTTAGATTTTCTAATTTGCTTTTGTTCTTTCTTTATGGATCTTTGCATTCTAGAAATTTGCCAAGGCTCCATTACGTCTCCTTTTTGAGCTACTCTTATTGGAACTTCACCCATTTCTTTTTTCCCTTTAACAACCGTCTCCTCTACTACGGTTCCAGTTCCTTCGAATTTATGAAAACCAGAACAACCAGGTGTACCCACGGGTTTACCTTTACAGTATTCATTTTGTTTTGCCCATTTTTTTTCTGCTTCTCCTGTTGCTTTTGTCCCCGTGAAAGTTTCAGTAGGCTCTTGGGTTACTGTTTTAGTGGATTTTACATCTTCTCCTTGACTTTCATAAAAGCCTTTAGCTTGATCGTCATTCTCAACCTCTATAGCTTGAGACGCTTGGCTTAACAGGGGAGATCTTTTTACTCTACTTGTGATTGGTAAGTTCATATTATTCTTCTGTTATGTTAGTTTTTTTTTCTTGTTCTTCAGGTGTAACGGGTTTTGCTTTTCCGCTTTGTATTCTTTTTTCAATTAAAGCCCCATGATCAACAAAGGATTTAGAATTATGCATATCGCTTGCACCCATAACTAATCCCATATTCATTTTACAAGCACTTGACGCTTTAGCTGTAATTGATTTTGCTTTATATCCCATATTACTGTTTTTTATATGCTTCTCTTTCCCATTCAAAATCCCCGCCTTCTTGCGCTGACTTACCTGTTTCTTCGTCTATTAGTTGTCCACCTACTCTTTTATAAACTCTAGCTGGCGACTTTGTATCCATTTTCCAAGTTACCTTGTTGTCATCATAGTGCAATCTTCCTTGAGCCATTTGATCTAAATGAACTTTTTCGTGATTTACAGCTTCTTCTTTTGCTTTACCTTTCAATGACTTGTCTATAAATATAGTACCATCATTATTAGCTTCACCTAATATATCTCCATCTAAATCTTTTTTAAAAACAGGTGTATTATATGTAGAAGTTTCTTTGTCTATTCCGACAAGATCTGCAAAATCTTTAAGTTTAAAATCCATTATCTCTCTTTATCTCTTATCATATCATCAATAGCTTTATTAAAAACTTTATCTGTATATGTTTTATTATTATAAAATACACTTCTTGCCGATGTAGGTAAATCTTCTTCTGCTAATAGTATTCTATATATTCTACTTATTAAATGCTTACCTTTCGTAGATACTTTATATACTGCGTATTTAGAACTCGTTCTATTACGCTCTTTAAAAACATCGATCCAACCGTTTCTACGTAAACGCTCCCATCTATTTTTATCCCAAGTATAAGTGTAAACGCCATTTATAAAATCATTACGAGTAAAAAATTGTTTGCAATCTAAATACACAAGTAATTCTAAATCAGCGTCTTTCAATCCATAAGTTTTACAGGCCCACCTTCTAACGAGCCTGTAATACTTTAATAAATTTATATCTCTAAGATCTGAAGCTGTTAGTCTCATTCAACTATAACTACATCTCCAACTGTAATAACATAATAAAAATTATCTTTCCATTCGATACCATGACCAGCATGCTTATCATACCTGATAATATCTCCTTCATTAATACCTTCTATCTTGTCTCCTACACTTATTACATTAGCTTTTAAATATCTAATGTCTGTATCTTGCTTTTCAGTTAATTCAATGCCTCCTACTTTCTTTGGAGCTTCTTTGATTTTTTCTATAATTATATAATAATTGATCGCTTTCATTACATCAATCTTTTATTGCTAATTACACAATCTGCAGACACAATAGTTGTTACAACACTTACAGCGTTTTTAAGAGCTGACTTAGTAACTAACACAGGATCTATAATACCGGCTTTAATCATATTAACTTCTTTGCCAGTTTTAACATCAATCCCTCTATTTTTTATTGTTTGCTTTTTAACTTCAATAATACCAGCATTGTCTAGTATAGTGTAGTAAGGTGATTTAATTGCTTCAAACAATATCTCTTCTCCTTTATTCTTAGCCTTCAAGTTATTAGCAGCATTCAATAAAGCAATACCTCCCCCTGCTACAATACCCTCTTTATAAGCAGCTTTAGTTGCGTGAATTGCATCTTCAACTCTATCTTTCTTTTCTTTAAGCTCTACTTCAGAATCTGCTCCAACATAAACAATACCAACTTTACCAGTTAACATTGACAGTCTTTGCTCTAACTTTTTCTTAAAGAATGGATTAGTTTCTGTTTCAATACTTTTAGTAACCTCTTCAACTCTGTGAGCTACATCTATTGATTGCTCTATCTGAAGCACTGTTGATTTTTCATCTGTAACAGCTTTTTTAACGCTACCTAGTACATCGGGATTTATTAAATCTAAATCATCACCAAGTTCCTCGTTTATTATCATTGCCCCAGTAAGTAATGCTAAATCATCCATTGTATCTTGCTTTGTTAAACCAAAACCAGGTACATCAACAATATTAACTTTTATATTACCTTTAACTTTATTCGATAACAATGTAGCATATGGTTGTTGTTCCATATCGGCTACAATCAATAAACTTCTTTTACTCTTTATAACGTGTTCTAAGACGCTTTGTATTTTTCTTATGTTAGGAATAGGGGATGAAACAATAAGCACGTAAGGATCGTCTAAAACAGCTGTGTGTTTGTCTTTGTCTGTTATTAAATGCGTTGACTTTAATCCACTATCAAATTGTACTCCTTCAACAAAATCCACGTAAGTTTCATTTGTATCAGATTCTTCCATTAATACAATTCCATTTTTTCCAACTTTTTCATAAGCTTCTCCAATCTTGATCCCAAGCTCTTTGTCATTATTGCAGCTAATGATAGCAACGTTTTGTAGCATTTGGCCTTTAACAGGAGTACTGGTCTTATCAAGATATATTTTAACTTTGTTAGCACCGCTAATAATGCCTGCTTTAAGTTCTCTAACTTTTTCTTCATCTAAATGTTTGTTTGTAATCTTTAAAAGAGAATTAGCAAGGACGGTAGATGTTGTCGTACCGTCTCCTGCTTCTCTTACAGTATTTCTAGCTGCTTGCTTTATAAGGGTTGCTCCTATGTTCTCGACCGGATGTAGTAAGACTACGCTCTCTGCAACGGTTACTCCGTCTTTTGTTATTACCGGTCTTCCTAAGGCATCTTCGTAAATTACGCATTTTCCGGAAGCTCCTAATGTGGACTTCACTGCGTTAGCTAACTTTTCGACACCTGCTATAATTTGATCATTTGCGTCTTTCCCGAATGTGAGAGTTTTAACAATCTCACTTGGATTATTGTATTCCATTTAATTAAATTTGATTATATTTTTATTTGAATGTTTTTACTACTTTTGGTCCGTTAAGAAATTCAACTTTTTTTGAATAGTAAGCTACAGTTTCATCTATAGCATCTTCCGCTTGTTTTAAAGTTTCCCTTCTTGTTACATCATTCCATACATTTTGATTTTTTAAATCTTGATATTCGGTTTGATAATAACCATTAATTAGTTCAACAATCCGCCAATTTTTTTTATTGGCTATGTGTTTCCAAAGATCCGTATAATCTTTAGACGGTGATGGGTGACTACTCCATGAATTAGTCTGGTAAAATGTTGTCATTGGTTTTGGTTTTAATTTGACAATTGGTTTTCTGTAATGAACAGGTTATGGTTTTATTATTACGTATTATTCTTCATCGTTAACTGGAGGTGTTGGCGTAGGATTTTGCCATGTAAAATACAAGTCTTCATTAACAGGTGTTATTTGAGATTGTATGCTTGCAGCTATACTAGCTTGCATTTGATCTACATCTAAAGATCCTTCTAACCAACCAATAACTATAGCTTCAAAAGCTTCAGTATCCTCGTAAGGTGTAAAAGGCTCACCTGCTACATACGTGTAACTTTGCGTTCCAATGTTAGTTGATGAGTACGTAACTCCTTCGGACTCTTCAGAACCTGTGTATCTGTAATGCACTGTGTAGATTACATTGTCTTGCCCATCCGCTTGGATGTGAGCGTTCATTTGTGGGATATCCCATTTGTAAATAATTGCCATTTTTTAATTTTAAAGATTTATTTATTTATTTGTTTATTTGTTATGGAAAGCATAATCCTAAAGAAGCAACTACTCCGCTTCCGCCTGTTATTCTGTAATACCCAATTGTTGCTGGAGGCGACGCTCCGTTTTGAATTGTGTAAAAACCGTTTCCAGTTGTTGTTGTTCCTGTGGAATTATCATAAACAGTATCCCCTGTAGTTGGGTTATTACCGCTACCGTCGTGATATTTTGTTGTATTCACAGATTGAGTACATATAAATTTAGTATCTGATTGTCCTGAGCCAGAACTAAACGATGTTAATGTTGTACAGTCTTTGTCGTAACCGTACCAATCGGAAAATCTATATGGATAAGCTATAGGCATAATTTAATTTTTAAGGGCATTGACACCCATTAGTTGTTACTACTCCAGATGAACTAACGGAAATGTTAGGACACTCACTTGATGTACAACCAAAAAATGTTCCTTGACCAAATATCCAATATGAATAAGTTTGCGAAGCACCCGTCCAAGCTGTATATGATCCATTTACATAATCATATAAAACATCATTTGTTACTAAACCAGTAATAGGGTTTCTGGTCGTAAAGACAGTTACATCTCCACCACCTACTTGAGCTAATGTCAAAGTAATTTGAAAATAAGTTCTATCAACTGGATTTGGTGTGCATCCATCGTTTACTGTAGGGTATGAATTACCAGAACCGTGAGAGTTTCCGCCATTTATCATATCGTACATAGATATTGGTCCAGTTATAGTTCCTGAACCCCACGTTCCGTATAAAGCTTCTTGCGCTATATCTAACATTGACAATGCTCCTGATGCTGGTACCGCCATTATATATTACAATTACAGTTATTACAATTACACGGTTTTGATTTTAATAAATCTATTTCCGCTTTTAATTCTTTTATAGCTTCTAAAAGTATAGGTGTTATTCCTTGATACCTTAAAGATAAATTTCCTTTACCGCTATCTCTAACAAGTTCTGGCAACACTTCTTGAACATCTTGAGCTATAAAACCTATATCTTCTTTTATATCTAATATACTATCACTATCTTTCCAATCAAATGTAACACCTTGAAGCTGCATTGCTTTACCTAAAGCACTTTCAATTGGCTTGATGTTTTCTTTATATTTTTTATCAGAAGGAGATCCATATGCTATAACATCTCCTTTTACTGTCAAATCTCCACCACCAGTACTACTGGTGTCTAAATCCATATAAGTAGTTTCACCCGTACCTGCCGCATCATTACTCCAACTAAACCCGTAACCATTTCCAGCTGTTACTTTAAACTGACCAAATTTACTACCTGTTGCATTTGGTTTTAAGTGTAGAACAGCATTCCCAGCTGTACTAGACTCAATTACGACGTGAGCGTTAATAGCACTAAATCTTGCAATTGCACCACTCGTAGTTCCATCTCTAACATCTAATAAATATGATGGACTAATAGTCGGTCCGATCCCGACGTTACCAGCTGTATCTATAACCATTCTTTGCGAGGTTTCGTCATTCACAAAGAACTTTAATTTTTCGTCACTGGAGTTAAATTTTATAGCTGCCATTTGACCAGTACCTGCCTGAGCATCGTTGAAAACTATACCTGCGTCTGTTTCAGCTGTGTTAGTTACTCTTATATTTGGTGAAGAACCATAAACCTCTAGCATATCGTCAGGGCTAGCCGTCCCGATCCCTACGTTTCCTGCGTTTGTTACTGTTAATTGTTCTGTAGCTGTAGTTTGGTTATATAATCTAAAGCGACCGTCAGATTCTATTGTTTGTAGAAATCTATGATATGAGTCAGTTTTTATATCTAATCTCGCCGCTGTTGTAGTACCAGTTATTGTTACTATAGCATCTGTTCCGCCATTAACTTCTAATTTGGTTGCAGGACTAGTAGTCCCGATACCTACGTTGCCGACTGAGTCGATACGCATTCTTTCGTTTCCGTTTTGTGTTTGAAACGTCATAAACCCACCAACAGAGCTACCTCCTCTATAAAAAGCTATTGTTGCGTTTTCAGTATTATTATAATATATGCCTTGTCTAAATACAGCTGTATTAGTACTAGTATCTTCTACTTTAGTAGAAAACCTAAAAGCTTGTTCACCAGAATTAATAACGTTTTGCGCTGTTCCTCCTGCGCCTTGAGAAATTTCTAATTTAGCACCAGGACTAGTCGTTCCTATACCTACGTTACCGCCGTTGAAGTATGAGTTTCCGCTCATTGATATGTTTGCTATGTAAGTACCGCCAGTGTTTCTAAATCCGTAATTTTGATCACCAAACACTCTAACGTAATTACCTCCATAAAAAGCACTATTTCCACTTTCAGTTACTTGAGCTATTCCAGCTACGTGTAACTTAGTATTTGGACTAGCCGTCCCAATCCCGACGTTGCCATCTCCTCTTACTACAAAAATATCACTAGAACCAGCTCTTGCTGCAAAAGCATATGACGAAGTTCCAGTTTGTGCTGTTCTTGCAAGTAAACCATATCCATTTGTACTATTAGTATTTTCAATAAAAGCCGCATAATCTCCTGCTGTACTAGCTGTTACAAATAATTTATTATCAGGACTATCCGTCCCGATCCCGACGTTACCATCAAAATACGAAGTTCCATCAGAATTAACATTCATTATAGGTACACCAGATATGTCAGCAACTGAGAATATGTCACCAGATAGATCATCTGTAACTGAGAATAACTGACCTTGTGTTCCTTGTACGTCAAGTTTAGCGTTAGGTGTTGATGTTCCGATACCTACGTTTCCAATGTCCGTAATTCTCATTCTTTCAACATCCTCTCCTGCTCCTGCTGCATCTGTACCTCTTGATGTATGAAAAACTAAATTACCACAGCCTTCTGAAATAACACCATTATCACCATTTGAATCTCGAATTAACATTCCGATTCTTGCTTGTGGAGTAAAATTAGCATTTATATCTGTACTTTTAAAATCTATAAAAGACCCCATAGAGTCGTCTGCAACAATATCAACAGCGTTTTGATGTAAAGTCAATAAAGTAGGTGCGCCTCCTGATACTTCATAAAGCTCTAACTTACTTCCAGGCAAAGTCGTCCCGATCCCGACGTTACCGTCTTGCTTAATGTATAACCTAGAAGATCCATTGGTGCGTAGATTTAACCCATTAAAACCTTGCAATTCTACATCGCTAGATCCTCTTCTTATATAATGAGCTGTATTGTCAAAATATATATATTCATTTTGAGGTATATGTATATCACCATTAACAGATAGTTTATACCCAGGACTCGTAGTACCTATACCTACGTTTCCACCACTTGTAATACGCATTCTTTCTGAACCTGCCCCACCTGCGTATATTCTTACATTACCAGTGCCTGCTACTGCTTTTAATCCTAAATCTCCGCTACCAGCATACACATATCTCATTCCCGCCCAAGAGGAATTAGTGTAATTACTACCTATAGAACCAATTTTTAGCGCATCATTATTATCATTTAATATATGTATTTCCGAATAATCACCAGTACCCGTGCCTGTTGTTTTAAATTTTGCTATTATATCATCACCAGAGCCGCCTATCACATTCAACTTAGAACTAGGACTAGTAGTCCCGATACCGACGTTGCCTGGATTTGTGAAATAAGCGTGTGTGCTGTTTCCGTTTAAAGTTAAATATGAAGCCAAACCGCCAGATCCATCATCACAAGTAAATACAATATTTCCATCATCTTGTCTGTTTCTAATTGTTAAACTACCTGTGTAGTTATCAATAAATGAATCAGTACCATTGTGAAATATTTGAAGATCTTGTGAAGCACCAAATCTAGCATAAACCTGATCACCGTAATTAGTATGATCATTAAATTGGGTTACCCCAGTCATCGTACCACCGGCTAGTGGTAAGTAATTTCCAATAGGCACCGCTGCTGCTGCTGCATCTGCGTAAGCAGTTGTTGCTATTAGTGTGGAATTATCACCAGCTGTTTGTGTTACACCTGTAGTTGCTGTGTTTATTGTGCCGTTTAGGTCACCTAAGAATGTCGGGGATGTTACCGCTCCTACAAAAGTTGCGGTTCCTGTAGGGTATATTTTTAAAAGATGATTATAACCCCAATGACCTATTGTTACATAATTAGTCTCACTGTTGTCTGCATTCCAGTTATATCCTATAAAACCTGAATTACGATTGTTTGTTTCTTTACCAAATAATAATAATTCCGTTTGAGCTGCTGTAAGGTTGTCGTTAATAGCTTCTAACGCGTGATTAAAAGTATTTGATGAACTATTATTAAGTCTTAATATAGGTGAGGTTGCATCACCTGCTGAGTTTATTACTACATCCCCTGCAAAAGTTGCGTCTGTTCCAATAGTTGCTAAAGTTGTTGTAAATGAAGATTGATTTGTAGATGAGCCAACACCGCTTGGTCTTAAAAAAACTGTTCCTGCTCCATTAGGTCCTATTACAGCGCCTACTCCAAGCCCAGAAAATCTATCCGCAAAAACCGTAGCGTTAGTGCCTGAAGTTGTTATGTTACCACCAAAAGTTGTATCATTACCACTAACTGTTATTGGTGCATTACCTAAAGTTTCTGAATCTGTAACAGAACCAGCACCTTCCCATAAAGCTACGGTCTGACCTGTACCTACACCTGATAATACAGATGAATTATCAATCTTTTGCCATTGACCAGTACCACTAACATCGTTATATATAACCCAGTCACCAACAGCCCAAGTATCAGGCTCAGTACCTGTACCATTAGGCTCAGCAGTACCAGCGGCGCTACAGATATAATAGTAACCAGATGTTTGAGTTACACCACTTAAATCAGGTGAACCATATCCACCACCACTTGGATCCCAAGCACCTCTATATATTGTAGCCCCAGTAATTAAGCCGTCTACATAACCTTTTGTTGTTAGTGTTGATGATGCGTCTCCAGAAGATGTGGCTGTTGTTGCAAATGCTTGATCAGCAAAAGTTCCATTTCCGTCATTGTCAATACTTAGTAAAGTTGCGTTATTGTTTATGAAATCAAACCCTCTAACTGTACTGTTTAAATTAAATGTTGCAGCTGTAGAATTTGATTCTATTAAAAATGTATTAGTGCCTGTTATTGTTGCGCCACCTGTTACATTAACGCCTGTGCTTGTGGTTTCAAACTTTTTAACATTATTATAATATGAAGAAACACCACCATTAGCGATAGCAATAATCATATTTTCAGCAGCATTAGATTCTATTCTTACGGTGTTAGATGATATTTTTAAATCTCCTACTCCTATATCTTTTATATAACTATGACTTGCATCGTGGTATATTTCAAGATCATTTCCTGTACCTAATAGTATTTTTTTATTATCTGGTAAATTAACGTCACCGTCAAAAGTAGAAAGACCACTTGAGTTGACATCCAGTATCGGTACACCAGATATATCTGACACAGCGAATATAGATCCGCTTAAATCATCGGTTACTGAAAACAGTTGCCCTTGTGAACCCTGTATATCTACAACAGTTCCACCTGATGCGCCTGTTACAATTAGACCTTTCTTTATTTTAAATTCGTTTGCCATATTATCTTTTTTTCAATATCCAAAAAGTTGTTATTCTATAATCCAAACCTGGATTTTTGTGCGTTATAATTTTGTATTACTTCTGATGCAGTAAGTACTCTATTGTATATTAGAGTATTTGCGTATTGAAAATTTACTACAGGGGTATAGGTGGAATGTATTGTCCCGAGTACTATTCCGCTATTATTGATATTAGGAGCTGTGCTTTCTGCTCTCAATACTGTTAAGTCATTTCCTGTATAGCTTGTAGTATTTTTCCATATTGTACAATTCGCTCGAGTCATTGCACCTGCTGTTTTTTGCCAGGTGACAAACACCCATTCGTTTAAAGGATATGTTTGCCCAGAAGTGAATGTAGCTCTACTCCAAGTATCTATTGTGATTTCATTTACGTTTTGAAACCACCAGGAATTTATACCTCCATTTGTAGCATTACCGCCAAAACCCCATATCCCTGCATAATTAGCCCCATTTGACAACCTTTTTACCCACATTGATATGGTAAAACTGGGATCTCCTTGTAACTCTGTTGGTGTAGTTGATCTTAACACGTAATCGTCAAGTCCATCAAGTACTATTGAACCACCATTTCCAGAATCAAAAGTAGGTCCATTCACTAAAGCACAGTTACTATCACCAACTATATCAACCCAATTAGTTCCACTACCCGGATAAGATCTTTCACTTGCTGCATCAATTCCAAATATTAATCCGTCTGTTACTATGTGAGGTCCTGTGTACATTATATAAATCTGTTTTTTAGTGCGTTATAGTTTTGTAATACTTCTGCAGCGGTTAATGCTCTATTGTAAATTTTATATGTAGCAATATTTATAGGTGAATAGAAGTTGCTAGCATTAGCAGAAATTCTTCCTAAACACACGCCGGTTGTACTAGTGTTAAATTGATTTGCTCTTGTAGCACTTCTGGTTTTAGTTAAAGAAGTTTCAACTCCGTTTATATAACATTTAACATTTGTTGTTTCTGTACCTGGACCATTTTTAGTCCAGACTAAATGAATCCATTCGTTTTCTGGATAAGTTACTGAAGTTGCTAGTCTAGTAGAATCATACACATCTAAATTTATAAGATTTTGAGTGGGTGTCCAGCCTGATATTCCATTACCTTGTCCTACACCACCTATTCCCCAAAATCCATTACCTGCGCCAACGTTTGTGCCAGTTCTTCTTTTTACAAACATATCTGCGGTAAAACTTGGATCTCCATCAAGAGATGTTGTGCTTACGTCAGCTTGCATATAATCATCAGATCCGTCAAATTCCATAGTACCGTAATTAGCTGTAGTATAAACTACACCATTATATAAAGTTGCATCGTTGTTGTCTCCACTTAAGTCGTTCCAAGCTATTCCAGTACCAGAGTAGCTTCTTACGCTAGCGGCATCGTATGCAGATACTAATCCATCTGTTATTATATCTGGTCCTCCGTATGCTCCCATATTATTCTGGTGGATTAGGATCAGTCCATTCTGGAGTAGCCATTATTGCTAATATCTCTTCGTGAGTGTAAGGTCCTTCGTATGAACTTAATGTTGATACAAATGAAGGCTCTGCACCTTCCCATTTTAATACTGTTTGTAGACCATCAACTGATAGTCTAACTGTTTCTTCTGATGTTTCCATAACTTGATTGAAATCAACCAATGCTATTTCAGACATATTTATTGTAATGTATGTTATCATAATCCGAATCTTGATTTTTGTGCGTTATAGTTTTGTGCTACTTGGGTATCTATTAAAGCTGTGTTATAAATTAAAGTATTTGATATGCTTCCTGCAAACGCATAGCTATTACTGTAACTCCAACCAATAGTTCTTATAGAAAAATCATTAGTTGAAGCTGTTCTTGTAATATCTACTTGCTCCCCATCTATATATAATTTATAAGTACCACCACTTCTTGTTGCTGTAATTTGAGACCATTTGTCACAATAAACACTTTCAGATACAGTAAAGATAGCGCCTGTTTCGCCGTCCATTGTCACTCTAATTTCATTTTGTGCAGATCTATACCAAATATACCCCTTATAAGAGTTTCCCCCAGTATACAAACCGCCTCCTATAGACATTCTTGAAGATGTAGCTGGAAATTGTATCCATTGAGTTATTGTAAAATCATTTAATACAAGTGCAGTTCCAGAGTTTAATACTATCTGATCATCAATTCCATCAAAACCCCACTTACCTCCTTGATTTGGATTGTAGCTAACACCGTTAACTAAAGCTACAGTATTTGCACCCGCTAAGTCAGTAGCCGTAGTTCCTGATCCTGGATAACTTCTTTCACTTCCAGCGTCTACTGCAAACACTAATCCATCTGTTACTATATTTGGTCCTCTATAAAATCCCATTATATTGCTCTTATTAATGATTTAATTATCCAGTCATCTGAAGTTACTGTTGCTATAAGTCTTAGGTTTGTACCTGATTTATCTACGCTTAGCGTAACATCTGACGTGTCACCTAAGTCATTGGTCGATGTTTCTGTAAACTCTACGTTTGTTCCATCGTGGCAAGCATAAACTGTACCTGATCTTATATTTCCAACCTTCTTGATAACAAAGTCAAAGAATGCCGCTGTGTATGTTGATGTAGAAACCTGAGCAACTACTTCAGCACCTGTATCTACATTTGTGTTTGATTGGTTTGAAAGTAAAGCTGCTTGTATTTTTATATTACCATTAACATCAAGCTTTTGACCAGGACTAGTAGTTCCAATACCTACGTTACCTGTGGAGGTAATGCGCATTCTTTCGTTTAGACCACTTAGATATGTAAAAAACTGCATATATGAAGCAGTCGGACTTGACACATTTTCAGTTCTTGTTGTGATTCTACCAGTTGGCGAATATCCACTATTTAAATGAAAATCTAAAGCAACACCACCATTAGTGACCAAATTAGCTGTTTGATTAACCAAGGATAAAGTGCTTAATAATCCTTGGAATGAACCACTTAAAGAAGAAATGGGAGATTGCTGATTACTTGTACCTCCCCCTACTTGTAGTTTAGCTGTAGGACTAGTCGTCCCTATACCTAAGTTGCCTCCGTCGTCTATAATAAGTTTAATATCTGAACCTGGACTACCTTTACCTACTTGAAAACTTGACTGAGAGCCACCACCATTTCTTATATAATATTGCTCGGTATTATTCGTATTGTCAAATAATATTGCTCCGTTACTTGGCAAATCAATATTACCTGTTACCTCGACACCTGCACTTATGGTCCTGAATTTCTGTGAAGCATTATAGTAAAGATTTACTGAACCACCATCGGATGCAATAATCATATTTTTTGTATCAGCAGAGTTGTTTACAACAAAATCAGTAGCATTTATAACTAAATGTCCTGTACCAGCATCTGAAATTCTACTATGACTACCATCATGATATATTTCAAGATCTGGCGTTGTAGCATCTCCAAACTTTAGCTTAAAATCATCTGGCATTAAAACTCCAGCAGTTCCAGTCATTGTTCCACCAGCTAGTGGTAAGTAAGCTCCCACGGGTGTTGGTCCAAACGCACCAGTACCTAATTCTCTTTTTTGTATTTGATTACTTGCAGAGGTTACTAGTTGTACTGATATATTATCTATACTACCAATAGTATTTGGAGAAGATTGTAAATATATTCTATTATTGGATGAAGCGTAAGTTATAGTAAATGTTTCAGCATATGTACCATTAGTAGTTCTTACTGGGGTTGATCCATATCCTCCTACATTTATTGCAAATCCACCCTGTGTAATTCCAGATATAGTATAAACAATTTTGTAAGTGTTTCCTGGACCTGATGATGGTAGAACGTTGCCTTGTTCAAAATACCTAATTATAGAATTTACTACACAATTAGCTTTTCCGTTAGCTATACTCCAAGCAGCAGCGCCGCCTTGCTCTGTCCAATTAGTATTAGTTGCGAAATCACCATTTGTTACTAAATCTGCACCTATAGTTTCATCTGCTACTAATACAGAAACCGAGTCTGTATTAAATGGTAAATCAGAAACACCAAATGTTCCGTCTACGTCTAATTTGAAATCAGGTGAAGTAGTGTTAATCCCGACGTCGCCTGTCTGTGTTAATAATGTATCACCTGAAGTAGATATAGTTAAATTTCCTGCTGACAGTCCGTATAGATTGTTACTAAATATAACATCAGCGGAATCACCAACTCTAATATTACCGTCTACGTGTAGTTTTTGTGAAGGACTCTCCGTCCCGATCCCAACTTTTAAGTTAGGGTCAAAGGTCATAAGCACTTGCTCGCTTCCTCCTGTTGGATTTCCACTTGCTCTATAAAAATAAAATTTGTTATTAGCAATCGATCCCCTTGAACTTAGTGACCAGTATGCGCCTGTCCAGCTTGTTTGATTTGCTGCGGCAGTATGTCCAAATAATATATCTGAAGGTATGTTAGTTCCGTTAGAGTCTAATCTTATAACAGCTCTATTATTGATAGCCCAATCTCTACCTGCTCTAACACCAAACACATCCAATGGTGCAGTTGGTGTTTCTATTCCAATACCTACCTTGCCGGCGAAATATCCACTATTTAAAAATCTTAATGCCATGCATTATAAGTATTAGGTTATACGTAAACAAGTAGCGCAGCGTAAACATCGCTTGCAACACTCCCTGTGAAAGCAAAAGATATTGTTCCTGATCCACTTCTTGCTACATCAGCATACACTGTTTCATAAGGCGCGGCTATTTGCGTTATTTCAGCTTTTACATTTGCGGCTAAAGCGCTTGTTCCAAAAA